TTCTGCTAACCACTTCTCTGGTTCCCATCGCTCAGTGTAGACATGCAAGTTATTTGACACCTGATTGTACGATCCTACTTCAACTCCTAAGCAGTTAGCCACGTACTCCTGTAGAAATGAGAAGTGAACTACGTTTGCTCCAAGCGCTCCCCAAATCATATCATTGGATCTGTTGTAGACAGTCATATCTAGATAACGATAAACCCGATCACTAGCTGGCATAAACACAGCCGGATCTGTTGGATCAAGGCAATCGAATGGTTCATTACGAATTGAAAACAAGACTGACAGATTGCAACAGCAGTCTTTTGTTTCATCAATCTTTAGCAAATCAGATTCTACTTCCCACATCTGCAGTACACAGCGACGTGACTCAGGCTTCCTACGTAGTTGGTCAATTATGATTGATAGCTGGTCAACCCTCCTGTCTTCTGTGTAAGGGTAAGGGCCGTCTCCCCCAGCTTCTTGTCCACCATATCCGTTTCTCCATCGATAGCCATAAGCTCCGTTGAATGTCTTACCGTCATCGCTGGCAATGTCAGCAATCTGGCTATTGTAGTAAGCCAGTGGTGCAACGTCATTGCGTCCCGCCAACATCCAGAGAGATTCAAACAGCGTGAAAAAACATGGGGCATCCCGTTTCTTATTAAACAACACCCGTTCTCTTGGGTGACTATAGGTGACAATCACAGGCTCTTCTACTTGAAGAACATCACCAGCTCGGCTACTGCGATGGACTGTTGGGATACTTCCGGTATAGATACCAGATACTAGGGTTTGAAACGCCGTGTTAACATTTCTAGTTTTGAGATGCATCGGTTTTCTTCCTTTCAAGATATCTCTTGCGGGCTTCACTAAGTTTTCGTCTGTGTTCAGCAGAACACGTTTTGCCTTTACGTGGTGGGTTTACTCTATTTCTTTCTATTGCCCTTTGGCTAGACTTTAGTCGACATAAATCACTAACTGGTCTGCCCAAATTAGCCTCACTTATTCGTCTCCTAGTTTCCTCTGAGTGGTGATGTCCGACTAGGTTTTTGTTGCCTATCATTCGTAGTCTGATGTCAGGTCGAGGCTTTCCAAGTCTAGAAATGCTCATCTTCATTTTTGCAGAATCAGAATGTTTTCTTCCTTTAGCGGCTAAGCTTATCTTGCGTTTAGTTTCATCACTAACCACCCTTAATTTTTTGGTGGTCCGAGATTCTTTTTCTTCCTTCGATAGAGTGCATCCCCTTGAATCCACCAGTTCCTGGAGCCCTATTGTACTTAGGTTTTAATGAGGCAATTGTAGCTTCCTCTAGCTTAATTGACTCTTTTACAGTTTTACAAGGTAGGATTGTGTAGTCGATCTTACTCCAGATGTTAGCCACTAGCTTAGCCAACACGTCAGGCCTTCCTGCATTGCTTCCTGAACTAGGTCTGGGCACCCCTCTCATCCCAGTCCCCCTACCAACCCAAATAACTACTCCTTCGTATTTCCAGGTGTAGACATAGGGCTGGTTAGGGTTACTTAGTGGCCTAGGGTAAATCTTTTTCATTATTGCTGTCTATGATCCTGTTTGACGTGTTTCTTGTTCTAATCGATACTTGACATACTGTACTGGGTCTGAACATTCGTGTAGAAAATTGTGGCGAGAGGGGAATACAATACCTCTACCACCAGCCTTAACAAAATTCTTAACTGTCTCTTCTCGGTCGTCAATCAAAACGTAGTCTGGCCTAGCCAACCTCGATTTGCATGGGGTAATTACGTAGTCCTCGAAGTCTTCCCCTAGCTGTTGTTTGATCCATCTTATCTTGCCTGTACCTGCGGCAGCACACTTTGATGGAGATGTGACAATCATCCAGTCGTATTTGCTCATTAATCCCAGTATCTTTTCTGCCCATGGAGTTGGATTCATGTAGGCCCAGAAATCTGTGCCAGCGGCTTTGATTGGTGCCCAGAATTGTTGCTGGGTCATTTCCATCGGTTCAACAATCGACCATGTTCCAGGCGTCCAAACCTTCTCCAATCGGTGTCTGGTCCAGCCATGTTCCCGCAAGGCGGCACCGACAAAATCTGTGATCACCTCGTCCATATCGAGCAAAACGGTGAGCATCCAAAAATTCCTGTAGACGTAAGATGGTTAGTAATACTAAGTTGCAACAATCTTTCCAAAACCACCCGTTAGTGGGCTATTATCTTTCCCAGCTTGAATTACAATGACTGGCGTGGTTGGGAGTTCCAACCAAAACCAAACCGGGGTCAGCCCAATGTTCCCAATGGATCGCAAGCCGATGCCTGCCGCAGTGTCCTACACCACTGCCAACGGCCAGCGCAAGGTCAAGCAGTTTGCTGATGCCTTTGCTGCACGTCGGTTCTTTGCACACCAGGACAAGATGGGCTACACCCCCACATTTACTAGGAGCAATGCTATGTCGCCCGAAACCACCCCCGAATCCGCTGCCGTTTCCGCCACCGAGTCCTCCAAGGCCACTAGCAAGCCCAAGACGGCTACCAAAGCCACCAAGGCCCCCAAAGCCAAGGCTAAGGCTAAGCCTGCTAGCAAGGCAGCCAAGGGCTCTGGCAAGGTTGCCAAGGCCCCCAAAGCCAAGGCTAAGGCTAAGCCTGCTAGCAAGGCAGCCAAGGGCCCCCTTGACCTTACTGCCAAGGAAGCCGCCATTCTCAAAGTCCTGAACGGCAAGGATGCTGCCAAGAAGGATCTACCTGGTGCCAGCGCGAAAATCATGGGAGCTGCCATGCGTGAGGATTACGGCTTGCAAGGTGGTGGTCTCGCTGGCCGTGGGCTGGTGAAATTCATCGAACCGCCGGATGGTAAGCATGGTGTGTGGTACGCTATCACGGCCACCGGTCGCAAGGCGTGGGAACGATTCAAGGCCAGCAAGTAATCAGCGTCCGATCAAATTCAACACACATTGCCCCCGCTACGAGGCGGGGGTTTTTGTTGCGCGCATCTACAGCACCCCAGAGCCTTGATGAGTATTGCACGGCTGGTAATCGTTTCTGTAATACCACACCGACATCGCACATCCCAACCGATACCCGGTGTGTACTTCTCTACGACAAATTTGCCAAATGTCAACCCAAGCAATCCCCGTTGACTCTCTGGTCTATCTACTTCTCTGACAGCATACAGCTCAGGCCACCTACCAACCAGTTTAACCCACTCACCTTCGCTTAGCCCCACTACAGACGTTCCGGCAAAGGCTATTTCATAAGCCTTAGTACGTGCTGGCCATTCTAGACGGATGCCTACCTTAGCCATCGTAGACGTAACGTCGATATAGTTATCAATATGAGCGTTGCGGGGAACCACATGAACCCTAGGCACTGACTGTTTGAACCTGGCTACCTCATCCCTCAACATACGCTTGCTAGTACCTTGCCAATAAAGCAGGTTGGCTAGCTGATACTCCTCCCAGTCCGGATGAGCAGTTTGCATTTTTGCAATGTGCTGACCTAATGGGTATCTAGTGTAAATCGCCCAAATCTTCCTATCTAGGCGTAATGGAAACGGGGGCAGGTCAGGTGGGCACCCAGCCTTCTTTCTGAAATTCTTGCATCCTCTAGGGTGCCCATGGTAAGGCCTCCCACAAAGCCCTAACCTTTTACCCGCCGGAATCAAATCTACTTCAACCAGCTTCCAAGGCATCTGTCTACTCCTATCCGCCACTATGTACAACTTAGACTAGGCACCAGCTTCTAACGTCTTGATGATTTGTGGCAATGGGTCTTTCCAATTCAAAACCAGGATGTTATGCCCAGAGGACTTACACCCACTGCGCACTCTTTCCCAGATGGAGTGCCAATCCTTGCAGATATTTTTCAAGTTGAGAGGCTTTGTGTTGCCCTTAGCCAGTCTTCTTTCCCTAACTCGTTTGACACACACATTCATAGGAGTATCTAGAAAAGCGAAAGTGTAGTTTGGGATTTCTTTAGCAAGCAGGCTATATCGCTGGAATGTATGGGCAACTAGGATGCCCTCTAGAATAACCCAACGGTACTTTTTTGCAAACAGCCTGACTCTTCGCACAACCTCATCAGCCGTGCTAATGCCATCACACCCGCCACACGTCCTATTATAGAGACCAACAACAGCGGCATCTACTTTTGGCAAGTAAATGCCAATAGGCTTTCCACCCTCTATGATTTCCTGGTTGCTGTAAGTGTGTAGCAACTGGTGTACGACCCAACTCTTACCGCTGCCGTGTGTGCCGCGTATGTCTAGAACAGCCACCGATAGTCTCCAATTATAGACGCCTTAGGATCAACAAGGTTTGCCAGAGTCTAAGAACCTTGGTACTTCCTTTTCAGCCGACCTTCTCCAAGCCTAGCCCTCTCATACTTGTCCATCTCACAGAGTGAGTGCTCGATTTCCCGCATTTCAAATCGAGGCATGTTTGGTAACTTTTTACGAACTATAGCCAGCAAAGCACGAACCTGTTCTACCCGATCCGGCCGAATATCAGGTACCATTTTACCCTTCTTGCCAACTACCATCTTATCGCCTAACACCCTAGCTAATCCTCGGTTAGCCCCCGGCCCCAGGTTAGTCCAGGTATCAACATCACTAGCCTTACTAAGCAGGTGGGTGTATCGCAAGTCACACACAATCTCATAAGCCATGAATCCACCAAGATTGTCAAACTTGCATAACTCTTCCCACAAGGCTTGCAATCTACAATCATTTTTGCAGACCTGAACCAATCGCTTACGTTCTGCCCATACCTTTGATATAGACTTACACACGTTAGGTATCTTGCATCCAGGGGGGCCATTGCCAGCCTTGATCATGTAAGCGCCAGTAAACACTTTACCGTGTCGCTTCTGCTGTTGTTGCAAGACATGAACGGCTAACTTCTCATTCCATTGAGTTAGCAAATCACAGGTGCCGTCCTGGTCTTTTCCATAATTCCACAGAACTTCTCCGGTTGGAATATAGTTAAACCAGCGAAAAATGACTGTAGCCATCAACACGTTAGAGTCTCTCTTAAGTGGATCTCTAATATTCTTTCTGAACCACACCGTCGTCTTATCGTTCTCACGGTAAGGATTCGTGAAGAACACAGACTGCATCACCTTGTCGTTTGTCCAAGGTTTTGGTTTGCCAGCAGCTCTTTTAAGATGAATGTCGTATCTTTCACTTATCCAATATAGGAACCTCTCCATCGGAGTCAGCTTAGCAACCTCTTCAATCTTCATGAGCCTCTTACCTCGGTTAAGCAGTACCTAGTTAGCTTTGACGCAGGCCGGCTAACAAAACTGAGTGATTCCCACTCGATGTTTCTTTGGCCGGTTTCATTCTCGTTGTCATATGAAGGAAATCTACAGAGACACTGTTGTAAGTCTGGGTCTACTTCTACCACTATACCGACCTGCCCAACCCAAGCCTCTAAGTCTTCCTTTTCTTCACCACTACTCTCCCATTCATCTGGTTGTATAGTTACTAGAACGTAGTCTCCAAGTTTGACGTCTTCAATTTTCATGCTATGTCTAACTCCTCTTGGATTAGCAGAGCTACCTCTTGATCAGTCAAAACTGTTCGACCGTCTGGAAGTTTCTTTTCCCATAACCAAAGGCTAGCGGGAGTATTACAAACCCACTTCCATCCAGCTTCTGCTAGAAAATGCCGTTCCATGTCGTCTGCTTGAGTCCTTAGATCCTCAATCTTGTCAAACAGCTCACTACTGCTAGGCATTGATTTCTCCTCGTTAATGAACTCCAGATTGTATTCGTTGCTGCCACTCCAACAGCATTGCTTTAGTCCAAGTTCTAGCTGCCGGATGGGGCATCCCTAGTATTCTACACGAAGGCTTGTAATCACACTGAGCAAACGTAGCTTGTGCAACTTTACCACACACTAGCAACAGACCGTAGCTACACCGTTGTAGATTATACGACAACCACTCAGAGTCTGGTTTACCATGTTGCCTGGCGTTAGCTACTTGCTGAGGACAAGCATTCGTAACCCACAGATTATCATGGCCAAGGAGCCAATACAGTCTACGTCCTGTATGGTTCTGGGGGTTGATGCGAAACATACCCGGGGCCTTACCTTCTGTTCCCCACATCGTTTCTAATACAGCAACGCAACGAATGTGAATCATTGCTGCTGCTTATTCCTCTAATACGCTTTCAATAATTCTTCTCCACTCAGCACGAATCTCTTTTTGTGTTTCTCTATCAACCTGTTCCCACTCCTGGCGTAGCCCCCTCCTGTCAGTCAAGTCATCCAGAATCTTGTCAACAATCATTTGGGCTTTTGAGGGCATGGCTATTAACCTCTGGCTTCTTTCAATTGCTGACGATAGTCTTCCATCTTCTGCTGGTGCAGCTTAGCATCAGCCTTGTCATTATCTTGCAAAGCCAGGCACATCAGCTCAGACTCTTGGTTGAACTTCCTCTGTAAGCGAGCAATGTAGGGGTCTTGACTGTATCTCACTTTTATGGCCATTATGATTTCCTTTTGAATGCCTTAGTAATTAGGGAAATCCTAGACTGCGCAGCAGCAACACCAAATTGCTTATGGCATCTGTCACATTCATTGCGACTTAGATGTAGATAGGCAGCTACACCCAACGGCACTGACTCTTGAGTGTAGGTCTTAAAATTGCACAACCCACCCTTGGATTGCAGTTCTGTCTCCCTACAGCAGTGGGGGCAAATCACCATAACCTTATCGTAACTTCCCATTGGATTATCTCCCTAATGCTCCACACTTCGAGCAACCGAGTCTCCACTTACCATGACCAACATAGCTAGTTCGGCACCACTTGTGCTTGCACTTCAATCGCAGCTTTCTAGACTGTTGTATCGTCTTTTCAAGTATTTGGTACGTCATTGTCGCCTCCAACCACACTAGCCTCTACATTGATAAGCATAGCAGATACAGACCCAGTATCTTCTTCTGCTCCAATAGGAATTGTACGGAATTTGTGTAGGCTAATCAATCCTTTAACAAGTTCAGCTATCTCGTCTTAGTCAACATCAATTCCCTCTTCAGTGTCTCGATCAATTATCTGTAGTTTCACTAGAATCTGCATGGGTGTCTCCTGAAGATGCAGAAATTTCCTTGGCAATTTGTTCAAACATCCCAGGCACCCTCTTTGCTAATAGATACCAAGCCTGATGAACAGCCTTTAGATTACGTTGGAAGCCATTCAATACCTGCTCCTGAGTTTCTTGGAAGCCTGGAAACTCGATACATTCTCTAATGCCCTTGGCATACTCTCGGCATATTTGCTTGACCTCATCCTGGTAAGCTGCGCGCATAGCAAGGAGGTCTTTGTCTTCCATCATCTCTCGAATCGCTTCATAGCTAGCCGTTATCATTACTCTACCTCTATCATTGTTTGTTTGTTTGACTAAACCCTCACCTAAGACAGTTTCTCCAACAGTGGCTAGGAGTAGGGCAGGGGCAACTACTCTTGGAGAAAACTCGCAAATAAGCATTACTTTCCTCAGGGCATCCACCAAGCCATCTGCTGCACCATTGCTTAATTCTCCCACATCAATCATTAATTGCATTTCTATACCTCATTGTGCCTTGCATGACCACTTTGTTTGCTATAGAGCAACACTAAATCCCTCACCCCATGAGGTTGGATGATACTTCACACTGACTGGAGTTGGTATTCCGATATCGTCTTTACTTTGCTTCCTTTATACGACATCGTTGACAAACACTCAAATAAGCGTTCAGACCACACTGCTGACACTTTTGTAGCCTCCTTCCTACCCGTTTTGCACCCCCTTTACCTATCTTGACTCTAGCTTCAGGGGTAAGAATCTTTCCCTCAGCATGGGCTCTTTTTACTCCCTCACTAACCTTCTGGTTTCGTTTTGGAGTCAGATTCATGCGGATGCGTGAGCTATTCTCCTTCTTAGTTAGCCATCGACAATTGCTTGGAGAATAATTTCCGTCGGGGTCTTCTCTATCAATTGAGTATTCTATAGAGGGTCTTGGCCCCATATCCTGTAGAAAATTGGCAAACGAGAACCATTGTTCACATATTTGAATGTCCTTATAACAGGGTTGTTTCTTTTTGGTGTAATGACATCTAGACAACATAGCTTCCCAAGATCTTACGGTTAGAGGATACCTCCTTCGCAATTCCTTAGGGACAGGCTTTCTTTTTAGCGATTTTGTGGTGTGCTTACCACAGCTTATATACCCACCTTTGATTAATTGGCTAGTTGACAGTCTTACAATAGTTCCACAGATACATTGGCATAGCCAACTTTGTCCTCTCGTACCGGTGCCGGCCCTTCCAATTACAGTTAGTCTACCAAATTTTCTACCCTTCATTTGATCCTTCCCAAGCTACTGGATGATACTCTGCTGCCACTTTGAGCGGGATACCAATGTCATCGCCAGACATTTCCATCAACTGCTTGACCCTGTTTACAATAGGTTGGTTTCCTAGATTCTTCTTGGCTGGCAGATCTATTACTATTTCGTCGTGGATCTGCATAACCATATGGCAGTCGCGTTGCTTCAGTAGATACTGGTGTACGCGAATCATAGCCTTCATGGTACACCACATCGCAGAACTTTGTGTGTGGTAATTCAGTGGAATGGTCGGGCTTACGCTGCCCCATCTAGACCTGGTGCAATAGATAGGATAGCCGTGTTTTGGATCAACAGTCTTGTCTGGTATCGTTTCGACGTAACCTTGCTTGTTAGCTAGGTCAATCATCTTCTTGTTGAGTTTGCTATGCTCGCTCAGACGATCCTTTACCAAATCGTAAGCCCCTGCCCTATGCGCAGCCCTATCCCCAGTAGGTTGCATACATCCGTAGCTGAACGCAAATCCAAAATTCTTAACCCACTGATACCACGTTGAAGCATACTTCTTCTTGAAAGCCCCTTTTTCTTCTGCTAGTGGCCAGAACAGATCTGGGTAGATGATACTGGCGTTCATCAAGTGATAGCTACCAAAGTAGGGAGGTTCATCTGGCTTCTCGAACAAGTCAATCATCACCTTTTCGCCAGACTCATAGGCCGGTATACGTAGCTCCAGATTCTCGTAGTCGAAGCTCCACCACTCCCTACCTGGAGCAGGACCAAACATATAGCGAGCGTTATGTCCGCCTTCCTGCCCCATCTCGGCAATTTCTTGCTTGCTGATTTGCTGGCTGTTGGGGTTACTACTGCTAAACCGCAGCGTGTCTGTACCCGTCGGGTTGAGCGATGGGTACAGTACTCTCCAAGCCGGTAGTGGATAACCGAGTTTATCAGCATATGGCAGCCAAAACTTTTCATATGAGGCAATGTACCCCAAAGCCGTTTGTCGCTTACGATATGCCTTGAGGTTGGCAATAAACTTATAGGGCACTCCCTCTCGCGGTAACGTAGCTAACCACTCATCCAAAGCATATTTATCAACGCTGATGTTGCCCTTCTTCGTCCTACGCTCTGTCTCCAATTGAAACCCGTCAAACAGCACAGACTTCAGATCATTGCTAGCACCAGCCTTCGGTAAGGTTTTGATCCTGCCTTTTGACAGCTTAACGCAAGTCCTATGACATTCTGCTGATGACTTAATATACTGCTTCTTCAATTCATCAGTGCGTTGCTTACTAATCGTCACCCCTCGCAGTTCCATACTACACAATGCAGGCAGTAACTTCAACCGCTCTTGGTAGATTCGCCATAACCCCTTCTTCTTAATTAACTCTCGCTGCTTTTTGAACAGTGGTAGTGTCACTGCACTATCACTATTGGCGTAATCACTGCATACCGTCCACCAAGGATGGGCCAACTCCGCTAGTAGCCCTGCCAGTACATCTCCATGGCATTCTTGGGGCTTGCAAAAACACCCCAGTCGCTTACCTTCTAGCTCTGGCAAGCAAGCCATCAGCTTCTTATTGCCGGTTATCCAACGTCGATACTTGTCGATTACCTCCGATCGACTACCATCTACACCAATATGAAACGGGTTTCCCCACTTGGTAGTTCTGTCGATACGAACGTCAAACTTCTCCCTACGTAGGTTGACTACTTCGCATTTGCCTGTAGGATAACATTCCTGCTTAGCTACAGCCCTAGGCAACCAAGCATCATACTTCCACGTTTTCTCCTTGGCGCTAGGCATCTCAGGCAAGCCAGCCTTAGCTATGCGCCAGGTTGGATACTTGTGCTTGGCAATCCTACGAGCCTCTAGGCAAGCAACCTCCAAGGCGTCTTCAAATGGTTGGGCATTAACCCCTAAGTACACAATTGACATCGAGGTTAAATCATGGGGTTGGTTGCTAGCCAACAAGTGACCAGCCAACAAGGTATCGTAGACTTTGCCCCAGTCCCACCAATCCATACTATCGAAGACTGTACCTAATGCTCCCCAGTCAAACTTTGGATTCTGCAACACAACCGAGTCAGCTTCTTCAAACCTATTGCGTATCTCAACCAAGTCTTCTGCTGGTACGATAGGTTGTCTGGTCACTGGGTTAACATCCCACTCATACCAAGTATTGTTGCCCCCCTCATCACAAAACGTAACAAGGTAGGGCTTAGCCCCGTGTTTCAGGTCCAAACCGGTGTCCTCAGTGTCCAGGCTTATCATTCCGCCGTTACTAATTCTTGGCATCACCTACTCTCCATCTGGTGTACGCAACTCAAGGTCTTGCATAGCCCTCAGTATCTCTCTTAGATTTGCTCTGGATGTTGGGCTAACCAAGTTGGCAAACCTGTCTGTTTTTGCCAAGTTAACCCGACGATAGACAGACTTATCAACTTCAGAAACAGCCGTTGTTCCTCGTAACTCCCACCCTTGATCTACTGATTTCTTAGCGGCTTTGGCTAATGCAGTTCCGGTCTCAATCGCTGAGGCTATAAATGCCTTACCTAATCGCAGCGTATCCATATGGTTACGATTCACCGCTTCGATCAGCAACTCCAATTCGCTTTTGGGCGGTTCGGCAAACACCTCTTTGAATGTCTTGCTTAACCCCAAGTCTAAGAATCTTCTACCTAGGCTCGGGTCTTCTAGCGGTACTAGCTTTGGCTTACCCATAGGCGTTGCCTCAGCCTGGGGTGTAGGTAGGGGCTCACTAGGGCTTTGCAAGGCACCTAGGGCCTTCCTAGGGGCTTTAAGAGCATGTTTAGCCTTACCCCTAGCCTTACCTGCCTTTTGCTTGGTTGTGGTGGGCTTGCGCTGCACTCTCTTCAAATCTTGGATACGAGGCATGATGGCTCCTATTGCTTGAGGTTCTCTTCTTGTTTATCCATTGCTTCCAACCAAGATTCATAGGTTGGGTACAGTGGTTTGTAGTGCTTATGGTTGAGAACTAATCGCCAATTGGCCCACGGGGCAATTACCCCATTATATACAGGTAGCCTTCGTAAACCGGCAGAAGCTAATACCTGGTCACCATGCCTGATTATAGAAACAAACTTGGCGTGGTGGATCTTGCCGGTATCGAGTAACCACTGCAATCTACCCACGTGAATATAGTTATGGCAGAAGTGACATAGAGGGGTCGTGCGAATGTAGTAAAGCCTCCCTTTAGCATAGTCCGTGCGATAGATCTCATGCCCTTCAAGCCACTGATGGTAAGCAGCTTGAGATTTAGGAACTCCACAAGCCTCACAGTGCCAGTTTGTGCTGGCATAGGCTTCCTGTCTGGTTTTATTCCACCAGGTAGCACCTAGGATTACACGAGGGGCAACTCCATGAAGTGGCTTGGGGATTTGGGGCAACAGTAGAAGCTCTGGCTTAACCGTCCATCGCTTGGGCTTTACCTTAGCCAACTTTGCCTTGAGCTCATCAGGTAGGCTCACTAGGCTGCTCCATCCGATGTTGACTGATTAGAGTTAGTGCCTCCCGCAAGCAGGAGGCGCAGAGAAGTGCAGTTTGGCTATCATAATCAGGTTCTTCACCAGCCTCTACTAATACATCATTAGGCGCTCCGCACTCATCGCAATTAAACTGCTTAACCCAATCAGAATTACCAATAATGTTAGCCACGTCTTCTGGAGTTGCTGTCTCTACATTAAGCTTCCGTAGTTCCTTTACGATCTTGGAAGCCTCAAGACCGATCTTGCCGTTGTGAGTGTATTGTGCAGCAAATCTAGCAGCAACATCACGAATTTGGGAGCGAATTGTGACTAGTTCCATGTCATATGATCCTAACTATCTTAGACTTTGGATTACCAAAGAACACGACTTTAGCTGCGATGCCCCAAGCTGGATTCCACTCACCCAAGTAACCTGGGGCTTTGTTACAGGGTTGTCTAATAGGCATTATTTCAGCTTGTTTGAAATGCTTAGAACAAGCCCTAAACAGAATACGATTCAAACGCGAGTTAAGTCCACAATGAACGTGCCCTCCAGTTGTATATCCATCGCAGTCTGGGCTATCTAACCTTACCCCACAAATTGGACAGCAGGCTAGACAGAATGATAGGTTGCATGGGTCTCCAGGTTCATACTCAGTTCCGCTTGGGGAAATTTTCATTTGGATTTCCTCAAGGCATCTAGCCTATTCTGAGCCTGTTGTAGATTGGCTTCTTCGAACGCAATTTCCCGATTTTTATTAGCTGTACTCTGTTGTATCCTGATTTCCTCTGCTGAAATACAGCCAATACCACAGATATCGTAAATTAACACCTTTTCAACTTGGCTTAAACCATAATAGGGGAGACACCCCTCTTTCTCTTGTGTCTTCACATACTCTAAAGCTTCATCCAGACTCTGCAAGTCTTCAGGAAGCCTTATCACAACTGCATTACACCCAATGGTGTAATCGCATCCATGTCCTCTTCCTACTATATGTGAAACGAAATTATGTTTAGGGCTTTGATTGCTGAGTAGCTGGGAGTCGTCCATTTGGCTTTCCTTTACAGATGGGGCAGACAGCCCACTTCTTGCTTGCTCTTCCTGCACCACCGCAAGCAAGGCAAGAGGGCTTGGTTGTAGGCTTAGACTTCGGCTTGTCGGGAGGAATTCTAGGCATTGTCAGCTACCAATACCATCTTGTCTATTCCGCTGTTCTAGGGCTTTGGCGATCCGTTCACATCTACTGATTAGCCTGTGAACTGCCCCAACCACACCAAGCGTCGACAGTGAGATTACCAAGCCTAAGATATTAATTGCTGCAGTTACGTCCATATGGTTTCTCCATTATCTAGGGTCTTGTTTCTCATTCCAAGGATTTACCCCTGGGTTAGTAACCGCTCCATTGTTACGAATCACTGCCCAACTCCAGGACTCAGCGCCTTTGATGTGAATCTCAAATTGAATCTCACCTTCTGGCAATTCTGGATGGACAGTTTCCCTAAGAATTGTCTGAATCTTTTCTGCAATCTCTCGCTTTTGTAGAACAGAAAACATCAGTTACTCCTTGTGGTTGAATAGAAAAGACGGCAGCCCTTACACCACACCGCCGAAGCGGGCCAGTCGGGGTTACTGGACTTCCAGGGTATGAGCCTAGTGTGCTATCGTAGACGTCAACCTACTCCCCTAGCTTTTCCAACCCGTTGCAGTTGACACTACTCAGGGTTGGTGCCGTCGTGTTTTATTGTAGGCTTGCGGCCACACAAGCCCACGGAATGCCCAATACGATTGACAGAACTATTAAGTGTCTGATAACCACAGCTGTTACCCCTTATACTTGAAAGCCCCTCCCAAATGTTCTCCACTTGGGATAACGGATGGGCCAGCCGTGCCTTTCGCTCCCAGTGCTACACTGTGGGAATCGAACCCACCTCTCGTCTCACCAGACCTCTGCAATTGAGCAGGAATCGAACCTGCCTTATTGCTTCTAATTGGCCCAGACCGGAATCGAACCGAGCCCTTCAGCCATTGTCTCGGCCTATGCCCGGCCCCTATGCTAGGGTGAGACAACTCTGCTGACGTGCGCCTTACACCACCGGGCCTTAGTCAGGGTGAGAGGATTTGAACCTCCGACTTCGTGGTCCCAAACCACGCGCTCTACCAGACTGAGCTACGCCCTGAAACCTACCCCTACAGGAAAAAGTAATCAACCGTAGAGGTAGGTTGCCGGCCATTGACGCATCCGGCATGAGGTGCTCTTTACGACTCGGCACCCGCGATGTGGCTCAACATTATGAACGGCCACAAGTGTTCAGTTCAAACCTTGTCAGACAGCTTCGTCGTCTTCCTCTTCATCAATATCGTCAATATCTTCTTGGTCACATTCTTCTAGTTCTTTACTACCATTGCTACCGTCATAGGTTTTAGTGATGTCCTTCCAAATGACTGGAGGAATTGGAGGAGTCTCCGGCTCAACGGCAGCAATTACTTCAAGAACAAAAAACTTACACCGTTCCTTTCTGCATAATCGTTCAGCTTCATTCTTAGCCTCACCAACTGATGGGTAGACTCTAGGGTTGAACGACAGGCTAGCTCGCTTAGCTGTATCTTGCTTGATCACTACCCAAAATTTGCTGTCCACTGTTTTGTTCCTTCGCGATAGGTTGTAGGGAGAATAATACTACTCAAAAGATTTGGAGTAGTTGGTTTGGGAAGTGTTTAATACAAAGGTTTGGGGGTACGCTGGTTTCGAACCAGCCTTTGAACTTTACTTCAAAGATACCTGCCGTGCGCACGGCTACCCCCAAACCAATACACTAGTTACTCGATCTTGCTGATTTGAGCCAAGGGCACGTCCTTGAAGACCTTACGATCATCGACGGTACGAACGTTGGCAGTTTGCTTCTTTGCGTTGATCAGCAACACTTCCGCCTCTACTGCCTTCTTAGCCTTGGGTGGTTTGAAGTTAACCACGTCACCCTTCTCAGGATCTGCGTCTTCTTCATCTTCTCCCTCCTCTTCCTCGTCAGCTTCCTCTTCGGTCTCTTCCTCTTCGTCAGAGCTAGCCCGCATCATCTCGACCACAGCAGCCCAGTTTTCAGCGTCAGCCATGGCTTCCTTGCTGATACCGGCTGCAATAGCCTTGGCCTTGAGTTGCTTAACAGCGTCCTTGTCGCCGTCGTCAGCTTGAGTAGCCAATTCGTCCAGTTCATCAGCCTCTGCATCGCCTTCGCTAGCTTCTTCCTCGTCTTCAGATTCATCCTCAGAGGCTTCCTCCGCCTCTTCGACTTCTTCTGCCTCTTCCTCAACCTCTTCAGCATCACCACTCTCGTCAACCACCTCGTCGCCTTCCTCTGGCACAAAGTCAACCACTTCACCCCAATAGTGGCTGACCATTGGCTCACGGTCGATGTACTTGTTGGCAGCCCTAGCCGCATCCTCAGATTTGTAAGGGCCCATCTCCGTTTTGCCACCAACGACGAAGAACTTGCCGTTACGGTTGACAAGGGTTTGCTTGCTGCCAGCCCAGGTACGGAATCGAATGTAAGGGGCTTCTTCCTTAACTTCAGCAGCCAAGGACTCCAGGTCATCTACCCCAATCTCCAAGGTTTGCCCAGGCTTTACTCCCTTAAGGATGCGCAGACGGTTCATCACCTCTTCTACGTGTTCATCAAAGGTCTTACGAGCGCGAGTGGGAGTGTCGAATAGAGGCTCATTGATTTGGGTGCGCAACCCCTTAATCAGTTGCCCGCCAACCTCTACTGGCCGTACGACGGTTGCTGCAGCGTAAAACAGAATCTCTCCAGCATTGGTTTTGCCAGGAGCAATCTCCACAAACTTGCAATCCACGAGCTTGGCAATTCCACCCTCGATGCCTCCCGGCAAATTGCCGCTAACGTCGTACTCGGTCTTATCCTCTGCGTGCTTCTCCACGGCCTTCGCCAGCTTGGATCCCAACTTGGTGACCAGACTGGACTTGCTCGTTTGACTCGGCATACATCTCTCCTGTAGTAGTAACTAGAAATTGGTGAATCTCTCGTAATAACACTCTATTTTACCGGTTTTGGGGTTTGCTACCTAACCAGCTTAGGCAAGCCAGGTGACAGGCTCGCTGTCGCTTTAGGCCGTTCTCCTGGTGCCGCTTTAGCTGTTGTAGGACCAGCCACCCCTAAGCTAACCCGATTGCCTGTAATCGACAACACCTGAACTTCGATTTCATTACCGATACAGATTGTCTCACCCTGCTTTCGACTTAGAATCAGCAATGTTGTTCTCCTCTAAGAAGGCCTGTAACTCTTGTAATGCAATACGACTATCTCCTAGCATGATTCGGTCTTTGACTTTGGCTGCCCTTTCATTCAGCTCAGCTAACGCCTTTTCGTATTTGTCAGCGTCTAACACTTCAGCAGGAACCAAGTCACCAAAGTAGAAGGCTTCAGCCAAAGTCATTGTAAGCTTAGCCCCACCCCGCAATTCTACATCATTGTCACGAATCGCATCTAACTTAGCCCTGTCAGAAGCCTCCTTCACACAAGAAGTGAACTTCACTTTCAGTTCCTTGGTTCTTGTCTCCAACACTTCCTTAACACGGGCCATTGCATAGAGTTTCTGGTTCTGATCCATAGCCGTCTCATCTCCCTTTGATTAGAGCATAGATTTTGTCATAGTCTGGGTCAACAATAACGTCTGGGATGGGTGTGCCTTTTGGAAGGCGGAACTTGGTGGTGAAGGTTGGATCAGGAGCAGTGCGCAGGCAATACTCAACCCCCTTAACCACTCGCTTCACTTTCTCCTTGCCGGCAACCTTGAATTTCTGGATTACCTCCTTCTGTCGTATGAACATTTGCCCGATGTAATCACAGGCTGGATTCAGCCAGCCTACAACACTCGGAGTAAGCGAGCTGGCTACGAACGGCATAAGCAAATTACTGGTGTCCTCCGTATTGAATTCACGTTCTTGGGCCACAATAACCACGTTTATAGCCGCTTTGGTGGAAAGATCCAGCAAAGCTCGCAACCTCTCTTTTGTCTGTAGAGAACACTGGCCGTATTGTTCTCGTGTTGCCATACCCCAAAATTTTTGTGCCGGCAATTCTTCCAGACCAAGAATCTCTCTGAGAATCAGATCTTGGAGCATACTAGCTGTATCAAGAACTACCGTCTTGAATCGCCTAGTGGAAGCCGCTCTCTCAGTCAATTCGCCCATTTCTTCACTACTGCTAATGTAGACAAACTCAGCGCCTTCAACATTGTGTACTGAATTGGTGCCGTCTTCTAATCCAATGATAAGTAGGGGTTTAGGAAAAGTGCAAGCCAGTATCGTCTTACCAGTACCACTACGTCCATACAAATTTACCGTCAGCCCCTTCTTTCCTAATTCCACAGGACGAATACGGTCCCACACAGAATCAGTTTTGCTAAGTTTAGCTACCTTGGGTTTCACCTTCGCTGACTGCTGAACAACTTTCGGCATCTGCTTCTCCTGATTGTTTAGGTTGTTGCTTAGTTTTCTTCGGTCTATAAATGCAGATTTTCTTTCCTTCAAACAGACGTAGTAGCGTATCTCCAGTGAAGTTGATTGCCCTAGAGGCAGGAATGTAGCCTCGATACCCGGTCCAACCTGGGGCTAGGATGCAGACACTCTTCTTGTCTTTAGCCAGTTGGGATAGTGACCTTAAGCTTTCTACTAATTCAGCCCAATCTTCTATTGGAGAGTCATGCCAGCCAGAAGACCAAGCATGATTTTTCTGGTCTACCTGAATTCTAAGAGTTGGCTCTTCTGGTTTTGAATTCATCAGAATACCATATGCTGACTTTCCAACTAGCGACGGGTCACGCCCAATGTAGACATAGTGAACATATGAGAAAGTCATAACCATCTACCTTTACTTACTAGAAAGGAATATCATCAACTGGCTGTAAGTTACCTGTCGGAGTCTTAAGCCCAAAGCACATTACCTTGGTGGTTAGGTCTAGCAACCGTTTTGAACAGGCGTCCATAGCAAGACGAATTTCCTCTAACTCAGTTGTAATTTCGTTTAGCGAGGGCAGCTTCTTCTCTTCCACCAACTGAGCAACTGTCTTAGTTGGCTTCCTAATCTTAATGCTGCGGGGAATTTTTGGCATTTAGGATGACCTCTAGTTCTTCAATCGCCTCTACAATCTCACACACACAAAACTACCAGCCGGCAATACCGAAGGTACGTCTTTTTGCAAGACACACCGTTGTACCGACAAGCGGACGGGATTACCTACCTCGTCTTGGCTGATACTAACTGTGACTACGGCAAGGCCAGGAGATAGTTTTTTGAGGCGGATTGATCCATCATATTCAGCGAGCTTGGTTAGTAATCGATCTACGTCGGCTAATTCGATGCTAGATAAGATCATGCTGGTCCTTTCAACTAATTACTTGACCAAGCAACTATTGTCACCATCAGAGTGAAGGCCAATGAGTCGATCACTTCTTTGAAACGAATGCTTACATTGGCTGGTTTCCCAAAGTAGGCATAGACTAATGAGTAGGCTACCCATATAGCAGTCATCATCCACAATTCTTGGATTGACACCATCATAGCGAATCACTCCTTAACTGTCTCTCGATTTGCTCAACTAGCCTCTCTACAGCATCAAGTATGGCTTGGGGTTTAGCCAAATCATGTTCTCTAAGCCGGCAACCAGCGTATAAAGGCGGAGTAACGCTACTTGCGCCAATACGAACATCAATAGCTGTCCAATGAAACTCTTCAGCATTGTGGAAACTGATAGTTGCGTTATGCTCTACTAGCCAACGCAGTAACTTATCTCCCATGATTACCTCCAATCACCTTAGTTCAGGGAACAACTCAGAGGCTTTCTCTAGCCCTAATGTGGAACCAGAAGTTAGATACTCATCTATCTCGGTAGATCCTCCATCCAGCAGCGGTGAATAGACCCCATAAGGCATACGCCAATGAATGCCCCCGTTTACTTCTGTGTCAAACTGGGATTGGGTTTTGTTTCCACCAACAACTGCCCACCAGTCACACAACTGCTCTAGTACTGGGTTGAGAAATTCTCGCTTGAATCTCTCAATATCGGAAGGCAGCACCTCTACCTTCCATCGCATGAAGAACAATTCCGGCTGCTCTTCAATTACCTCACCCAGTCGCTTGTAGAATTCCTCATTGGTCTCTGGCTTGGTTGATTTACCATTGCCCTTGCGTTGGACAATAGACCCCTTACCACCGCTCAATGGGCGACGAACTACATTGTAGCAAATACCGAAGATAGGGGCACCAAGCGTAGACCCACCCTTGCCTGTTGGGCAATACTGCTTCCATAAGGCAGTCAGATAGAGCATCGTTTGCAGGTCAAATTGCAGCTGTCGTTTCAACTGAACCTCATCGATGTCTCCCTTGGTCTTGTTTTCTTGGAGGTAGATACGGGCAGACTTGCCCTTACCGATTAAGTCAACACTGTCAAACTTCCCGCGCAAGTAGACTGTGCGACCGGATGGTAACAGATAAGGCACGTTGAATACTTCCTCTTGGAACAGAGGATTGCGCGCCTTCACGTCTGGATGTTTAGCCCAATACTTCACGTAGCTGGGGAACTGCACCTTGCAGACATTGTACCAGTGCTGTATCTGCTCTTGCTGTAGTCGATATTGTTTGCAAAGATTCTGGCAATAAAAGCGAAGAGCAGGGTCCCACGGGTTTTCACCTTGTTTCCAAATAGCAGCATGATGCTTTGCGAGAAACTCTTCGCACGTGTGCCACATCTGCCCATATTCAAGGCGATGGTTGAAAGAGTCAGCAGACCTCAATCCTTCAACCACTCGCAATCTGAATCGCTCACGGCACACCAAGAACTGACACAGCAGTGATTGGGTAATGCCGCCCCTGTTACTAGGGTCACAAGGTCCAGCCCACACTGGATCTTTCCTCTTTGACTTCGCTTTGCTAATCGTATTGGCCTTCTTCAGCACAGAAGCTAGTTTCTTGGTTTTAATGGTAGGCATTGCCTAGTTCCCTTACTTCAATAGGTTGAATCCATCATTGGAAGGCTTGCCATACTTGTACTGCATGACCACAACCCTTAGCATAGCATTCCCACTGCTGATCGTGGCATTTGCTATCTGAGCTGGTATATCGCCTTTGATCAGGTCAGTCATCATTGCCGACATCAACTTGGCAAAATCGCTTCCCGATCGAATTCCTTCTTCAGCAACTTTAAGGCATCTGGCTTTCGGCGACGTGCGGCTTGCAACGCCTTGGACGTCAGACTTAGAAGCCTTTTTGCTCTTGCTTGTGATTGATCGCTTTGCATTGTCTCTCGTAGCCATCGCTCTTTCTCCTTTACTATACAATTTTCAGAACAAAACCAATTACCCCTAGACCTTGTCCAAGATAGGATCTTGCCTTTGGCAAGACCTACATTACTTCTAGACATTCTCCTTTTGCAATATTTACATTGTGTCTTCGCCAGCCAATCATCATACCAAGCCTCAACAATATAGGCTGACTGTCCTCTTCTTATACAGCATCGCACCTCGCTGAAATCTACAACACAGGGGCCACTAATCTGATTGTCTCTTATGCTTCCTGCGTATAGTAGTTTGATGCCAATGTCTTGTTCAAACAAATCCACAGCTAGATTTAAGGGTATGTGACCTCGTTCATGTGGGTATCCAGCATAACCCCAGCATCTAGGGACTAGGTAATCATAGATTACCCACTCTTCCAAACCTAGATCGAATTCAAATCTCGCTCCTCCCTGACAGTCACATCCTGGTGAAGTGTGTTGTCCAACTACTTGGAAAATAAGTGGTGGGGATGTCTCTACGGGTAATCCGTCAATTTCACTGAAGAATATGTCCATTGGGCAACTCCAATTTTTAACAGAAAACTGCTGAGCCTGGAGTCGAACCAGGCAATTGATTAATGTGGAATCTCTGGAATCAATTAACCCATCCAGCAGTCCTACCGAGGACGTAGGTAGGAATAAATTGTCGTGTCAGCCGTTAGCTGACTGTTTGGGGCATGGTTTACCTCCCTTACAGCCATAGCTGCATTACGGGTTAAGGCAACCTCAGTTGCCTATGAACCACCGGACGTAGTGTCGGTACGTGCAATGCAGGCTTTATTATACCTAATTAGCCGAAAGTAGTTGCCTAAGCAAAGCCGGCTTTAGGTACGGTGAGATGGTGGCATTCTAACCTTCTTATACCACTCCTGCCAGTCTTTGATAGATAGGCTTTTCTGCCAAGACGGTATGTGCAATTCGACTTCCAGATACCAATCCTCGCTACACTTACGGTGATCGACTACTGGAGCCCAGGTTCCTGCTTTTGGTTTCTTCCAAGTCAAGCCGAATACCTCTAATTCTATCGAATATCCGTAATGATCTGTTAGGGACAGAATCCTATCTCCTAGCATGGGGCGTTCTGGCAATTCTTCTGGCCATTGCTCAATTCGCATCACGTCATCGAGGTTTGTTCGGCAATGTACGTAGATCACGGTTAGTATCCTGTCGCTTGGGGAATGATGTTGCTACAAATCTTCTACGGCATCTTGGATAGTAACGAGGCTGCGCTGGATAGCTAAGCCTTGCTGGCTAACATCTGCGCGCAGTATAGCAGCCGGGTGAATGATATCGGCAGTCTTGTAATCCTCGCCTAGACGGTAAGTATCAGCTAGTAGGATAGGCAACCACTTCTTAGCCAGCTTGCCTACACTGATGATGATCTTAGGTTGGCATATCTGCACAATCTCAACCAGCCTTGGTTTGCAAGCTTCAATCGCATAGGTTGGTGGTTCCCCTAGTTTGTTCTTACCGGCCCCTTCCTCCGTATCCTTGGGGATGCAGCCAACGAGGTTGGTAATGGCATAGGTAACAGAGGGAGGTAGGGCTTCAGCTAGCATACGATTCAGCAAGTTGCCGGCAGGACCGCTGAAGGGTTTACCAAGTAAATTTTCTGATGTCCCAGGTGCCTCGCCCACAAACAACACTTGGCAAGGCACATGACCTCTTAGCAGAACAACATTGTGTCTGCTCTTACAGAGGTTACATCTCCTGCAATTACGCCACTTCGCTACATGGTCGGTGTATCTAGACATTGCTGGGGAATCCTAGTGAAGAAGGACATAGCTGTGACTAATCGCCAGACCAAATACCATCTGGGCGCATCTGGGCCATGTCCCGCAGTTGCATTAACGCTCGCTTGACGTTGCCCAAGAGCGTGAATTCAACACAGAGGAGAATGTTGCCTTCGGTAGCCTTCCAGTAGTCCTCGTCAATATCGTCGGCGAGTTGCTCAATCGCGCGACTCAGTACCGGAATGCTCTCGGCCCCAGTCAGCCCGTAGATGCTACGAATACCCCTCAATCCCATGACACGATAAAAGCAATCTGCGTAGTTGTACGTGACGTTGAGCCGCGCTGCCTTCGTACCTCCCAGTGCGTATACCCCTCCAGCCATGTCGTGCGGCGCATCGAATCCGATGCAGTCCTTCGTAACCGGATCCAACAAGCTGATGTCGTAACTCATAAGAGAATACCCCTACATAGTTCCTTGGTGTTTACGACGACAGTACTCAGCAATCAAAATTGCATCTGCAACAGCCAATTGCTTACCGATGGGGCCCCGCCAGACTTCTAGGGAAGGAAACAATTGCTGAGCCTTATTGCGCAATCGCTTCTTCCATTGAGTGTCCGTCTCTCCTCCCTTAGTTACCGTTTTCATCTTGCCAGACTTCTTAGGGTTGGGCACTTTGATTTTCTTGCCCGGCTTTCTAGGTGGAATGTTAAGTGCCTTCTGCCACACCTGAGGACGAATCTCTTCATAAGGGATACCGGCTGCGGTAAGAGCCATTAGCAGCGCGCCATAACCCTTCATGAACGTGCCAGCGCTAACCACTCCCATCTGTGGGGATGTGTATACCTGTTCAATGACTGCATAAAGCCTAGCGCCAGGCACAGCGGACCAGACTTCTATCCACCGCCAAATATCAAACATAGAGTCAGGCATTACGCGATGGGCAGGCTTTTGATCACTATTTCTTCTTAAACAACACAATCCCCCATTCTTGCCTGGGTCAATGCCTAGGTAGTAGATAGGCGCGCGCTGTTGTTGGTTAATCCTTGGCATATCAAACCCTTTCAAAGGCGATAAATCCATTATCAATGCTGATGCTAACGCTGATGCCGCGCTTACAGGCCTCATTACGGATTTGCTGCGCCATACCATGGGGTTGGCAGTCGAAGTCCTTCTTGTGCTTAATCAACACTCGTCTCTTCTTGAACCAAGCATTCCATGGATACCGGCGTCTCTTTTTAGATAAACGTCTCATAGTTTCTCCAATTGAAGGTTAGAGCAAGCAGTTGTCGCAGAAGCCTATTATACCTAGTTACTACTACGACCCTGCGCGCTACAGTCGGTAAATAAGCGCGCTTAGGGTTTGCAACCAAGACTGGATCGAAGTTCATCGTGGTTTGCCGCTTGTACGGCGCGCCTATATAAGGTGCCAAAAATTATTTTGGCGCGCCCCTTTACCTACTAGGCCAAAACCATTATACTGATATACTGGAGCCCCCTACCTACTATACTACTACTATAGTAGTATATTAAGTAAAGTATTATATAGTAAAGGGTTAGGGCAAAATTATCGTCTAAATTGGACTCTCTCCCAATTTGGTAAACCGGGGTTTACTTTACTGCGGCACCCGGTAAATTAGTACTACTACCTAGGTAAACCACCTAGCGGTAGTTGTGCTAGGAAGCCACGAATTAGGAGAGAGATGCAATGCCCAAGATCCACAAGACCGATAATGCTGTTTCCGCCAAGTCCTCGAACCCCAGCAAGACCAAGTCCCGCGCAGTGCTGTATCCTGAACCCCAAGCGCGCATCTGTATGGGTAAGGATGCTCTCACCGTATCCCAAGCCAAGGATCTGCTTGATTGGGACGACAGCGACGTAGCCGACGGCAACTATACCCTAGTCGATCGCTACGGCAAGAAGGTACGGCTCTGGAACAACATTGGCAATCGGCCTTTCGACATGGCGACAGCCCGTAAATGGTGCAGCGAGATTCTCCATCACAGGTGGAAGCTCAATGGTGAGACTCTCATTATTGGTAAGACTGGGGTTACCGTCAGTGCTCAGCATAGGCTGATTGGTTTGGTATTGGCATGGCAAGAGTGGGCAAAGAATAAGGAACGATGGGCTAAGTACTGGCCAACCGAACCGGTATTGGAAACCTGCATGATCTTGGGTGTCGATGAGGATGATGCTACTGTCAACACCATCGACACCGGCAAACCACGTACATTGTGGGAGGTCATCTGCCGCAGCGAGTACTTCGCGGCAGTGCCAGAGAAGGGCCGCAAGATACTGGCCCGCATGACTCACTATGCTCTCCAACTGCTTTGGGATCGTACCAGAGCCTCCCTAGGCAACTACAGCAACAAGCGCAGTCACGCTGACTCCCTAGACCTGCTCGCCAGGCATGAACGGTTACTCGAATGCGTCAAACACATCTTCGAAGAGAACACGACAGACACCACAGAGGATGGAGAGCGGGTATTCCGTATCGGCCAATGGGTCAGCCCTGGCTACGCTGCCTGCTTGTGCTACCTAATGGGGCAGTCCCACACTGACTACAGCAATAGTGACTATCGATTGGCAGACGTTCCACACGAAGGTTTGCTGGACTGGAGTCTGTGGGACAAAGCTAGGGACTTCTGGGTAGAGCTAGCTGGGGGATCCAAGGCGTTGCAGCCCCTGAGGGATACCTTAGTCAAGGCCAGAATGGAAGGCACAGGGTCAGCAGCCGAAAAGACCAGCATCTTCGCCAATGCTTGGACGGCTCTTATGAATGGAGACAAGCTCTCCGTCAGTGCCCTAACGCCTGACTACCACATCAACGACGCAGGGCAGAAGGAGTTGTTGGACTATCCAGCCGTGGGCGGTATTGACCTGGGTTGCCCAGACGAAGATGAGGAAGAAACCACGGTTGAGACCGACCCAACCCCAGAGGAAATCGAAGAGAGCAAGAAAGAGGTTCGCAAACCCAAGGCTGAGAAGCTAGTCCTTAACCCAAAGCGTGCCGGCAAGATGTGGTCGAAAGATGATGTGGCCTGGATCGAAGAATCCGATGGTGACCATTACCTAGGCAAACTACTAGATGACCCGTACAAGTGCAACAACGGCCAAGAGAAGGTAATGGTTCACAGCCAAGATGGGGATTGGGAGGTTGACCTATCGCAGCTAACCCTCGCCAAACCAACATCTGCCCCCAAGCCTGCAACCAAGGCCAAATTTCCCAAGAGCAAAGCCCCCGAGAAGACCAAGAAGCTACCCACTAGCAAGCCAAAGGCCAAGGTTGGCACACTCACGTGGGTGTTCGACAGGGATGGAGAGCACTGGCGGGGTCGCATCGTCGAAAGCAACGACAAGGTGGTGCGAGTCAAGGTGGACACAGGCTTCCGCGGTGCCGGCAACGTGCAAGTGGTAGCCGTAGCCGATCTGCGTCAGGCCCAGCCCCGTTAGTCCCCGCCAAAGCCGCTTTGGCTGACTACTATATAGTAGTCATACCATCACAAACTATCCCAAACCACTTAGCCCCCTCCCTAGGGGGCTTTTCTGTTGGTACTACTAGTATAACTAGGGTACTCTGGACCAAAATATTTCCGAAATCCAAACGGAATTGGGCTTGTATCGTAGTCGGGGCCGATTATAATAGAGGGTAGTAAAGCAATGCTCTTTGACAAGTCGAACGGTTGCCGCGTGGCCAAGCCTGGGGAAACCCCTTGCCCCGCCTACCAAATGCCCGGCAAATGGCAGTGCGATGCAAGGCTAGATCACAGGATGGCTGGCAGCCGTAAATACCCACCCGCTTACGAGGGCCAGACCAACGGCCCTCAACCCAAGCGGTGACCGGTACAACGCCCGGTGGGATGTGGCGCAGCGAAAAGCAGTTGGCGGGACGCCCGAAGAATCTAGTAGGCACCCAACATAATTGGTGATGGCAACACCACAACAAATGCCGAGCCCCTAACAGCGCACCAGTGCAACTCTGGTAAGGGGCCCTTAGTTTCCTTTCTCAGTCCCAAGCATGAGGAATTAAGCTATGTCTAGCAAAACGCAACCGGAATTTGGTAGTTACTAAGGCGGACAGAAGTTGTTGGGGGCGATGTCTGAATTGCGTCGCAATACTGGATGGTCCAAGCGGATTGTCGCTGAAGCCGCTAACCTACTGCAAGATAAGTATCATCAGCAATCGTGGGCAGGCTTCCCCACTTGGTCTGTGGCAGAAATTCTGGCCCAGTTAACTAGCATCGCCGAAGATATCCATCAGAAAGAAATGCAAGGTCGGGTCTACCAGCTAGCATGGCGTAAAGAGAAAGCGAGAATCAAGGCCCAAATTTCTTATCCCCGATAGACACAAGACGAAACCCAGCGACCTTGCTGGGTCCACTACGGATGGCTACCGTAATGCTGATGAGTCAAGCCGAACCTAACCCCAAGCAATGAGAGATTAGACATGCATCCAAGAATCGAATCTCTACTACCGAAATTCGCTAAGGCTCACGACCTGTCTAACAGCCAGGCTAACCGAGTCGGGGAAGTATTTGCCACTTACTACTCGGTGCAGTGGGGGACTGTATCAGACAGTAAATTGCTCGCCCTGCTTGCGGTAGTTGCAACTAATGAGGGTATCCACTCATTTTGTGATCAGTAACAGCAGACTACCCTAAGATTTTCTAACTTCCAACGCTAATCCCCAACCCTTAAGCAAGGAGTCAGTCATGACAAAGCAATCCCCCAAGACATCCCGTAACTCACCGTTAGTCACTAGGCTGGCTGACATGTTTCGTGAGGCAGATGACTCCGCTGTCTGTAGTGACCCTGGCGAAAAAGCAGACAAGCCTGTCAAGCATGTCTATGTCCCAGTCTTCCGAGTGGAGCACTGCCCAGCCTCAGTTATCCTCGCTGCTGCTAAGGCTGCTGGTCTGGCTATCACACCAATTACAGGCATCCAAGGCTACAGGTGGTATCGCTTGGGCATCACCATGCGTGGTAAATCCAATCGTCGTGCGGTTATGGCTGAATCTGCATTTCAGATTATGCAGCAGTTTGCTACATCAGAGCCTGATTTTTATGTCTGTCGCGTCGGCGCCTGACGCCCTGCCCCTCACCCCTGGCTCACCCCAGGGGAACGGGATGTGACGTTACCCTAACCCGAGGAGAGAATCATGTCGCGATTTGTTATCACGCTGGGACCGAAGCCGAAGGACATGAGCATTGCGGACCATCGCGCGAATTTGGAGCTGTTGAGATCGTTGGTTCCGCACAATCGTTTTGCCACCAAGAAGCAAGCAGATTGCATCATGAAGGAAGCCCAAGTCCACGATTGCTTTCCCAAAGCCTATGTGGCGGAACAAATAGACCTGCGAACGTGCTGACAGCCTAACCGCCGGCCCGGCCCCAAGGGCTCTGCGGAGCCCGACGGAGCGGACCGTCCGCACGGGAGACGCTGCCCGATCTACAGTGTCCTGGACCGGCAGAAATCCGGTTGAGGACTTGAGCCATGAAAACGAATCAGGAACTGGGGTACATGCAAATTGCTCACGTAGGCAGCTACGACGTGGGCCGCAAGGGATCGCAGTATCGAGCCCATGGGTACGAGTGGCACAGCGAACAGGCCGCCTGCAGCGAACACGCACACCATGAGGTGTGCGGGCGTGGCGACACACCTGACGAGGCCATTGATCGCATGATTGAGATGGCCATCGTCAGCGGGAGAAAGGACGAATTTCACGCCGGCTACAGATACAGCCACAGCCTGCCGGGGCTCTCACGCGATGAGGCCGAGACACTGCGCCGCAAACTAAAGGAGGCCGTCGCAGAAGTCGAGGACTCGGTCGCGGAGTAGCCGAGCGCTATTGCGCCGCTGTGACCCCGTGGCGGCGCATGTTTCCCGAGCGGTCCAACGGGGCTTTTTGGGAAACCATGCCATGTGGATTCGCTGCACCTGTGGGAGAGGTGCGGCTGTCGTCCCTCGATGTGGGATTTGATTTGCGAGCAACAGGGACGGCAGTAAGTTTGCCGGACACGTTTTCCTCTGTCGGAATTGAAGAAGACGGCCAGGTTTTCTTGTTGGATGGCAGCGGGATACACCATCAAATGCAGCGAACGTGAGGTTTTCGCCTGGGCCCGCGACAACCAGGGATTCACTGGATCTTGGGAGGACTGGCAATCGCTCGCCGCCGAGTCTCGGCGGCAGTACGAACTTGGCGCGGCCGGAATCCCGACCGACGCGGAGTAACCGACACTCTCCTGGCCCGCCGTCCCACCTTGGCGCAAAGGGGACGGAGACCGCGTACCGGCGGGGCGAGGGAACGGCGCGAGAGCGTAGTCCGAGCCTAACCACGTGTGGCCGTCTGGCGGCGGGCCAGCCTTTGGAACAAACCAATTCTTTTGCAGGAGACGCAATGATGGCGTTCAGGACGATTCAACCAGAAGAAACCAACCGCGCATACAGGGATGGAGAGGAGGCGGCAAGACAACATGACGGCGATCCGTCTAAATGCCGTAATCCGTACGGTGCGCGCACAGTACGGGGTAAGGCGTGGACGCGAGGATGGAACGATTGGGTCAGCAGGCAGTTTAGTTAGGCGGCGAGCATCACACTCTGCGGCAATGCCGAGCATCTCGGCCTGCACGACGACAACACGGGCGGATTGACTGCCGAAGAGGCGGCTGTCGACGTGGTGGACGCGGGACAAAAAGTAGTGACCGACTGGGCTCCGCACCGCGAAGCCGCTGACGTGAACAGCAATTTCCGCGACTGGAATGGCGGGACCTGCGCTGGAGCCACGTACGGCGCGGGAATGGTTGCGGCCGAACTCTATCACCGGGAGCCCGAGGCGTTGGGCGAGGATGACCAGGGCTACACGGATTGGGAGTGGGTCGGCAAAAAGGACGCACCGAAAGTGCTCCAGGACGGCATAGAGGCAATTGTCGAGCGAATCGCGGACGCCATGGTGGCGCGGCGTGAAGAGATTCTTGCGGCGGCCGTGGATGACAACGCCTGACCCCCACCGCACCCAGAACGTGCGGACACGGGCGACCATTTCGGTAACGTCAACAAAATGGTCCAGCAGAACGAACATGGGGCGAGTAGGCTGGAAAGTGGCTAATGGTACAAAGCAAGACCCAGACTCGCCCCAACTTTCAACAAGCGTTTTCGCATCCAGAACGTGCGGCACGGGGACAATTTGGAGAATTAGAAATGACAAAGCATTACTTCGGCGTGCGTCTGCTTGGTCAACTTTGCAGGTTTACCAAGCAATTCGATGGAGATGAATTCTAGGAATTGACCGCCAATGGCCTGCCTCACGGTTGGGTCGCTTGGCATTTTTAGGACCAGGAGACCGTCAAGAACAGCGAGCGATGCCGCATCCTGCGAGAGCGCCCAGTTCTCGTGGTAGTCAACGGGAATCTCATTCCGCTTGAAGTGCCGGACGAAGGACCAATCGTTTCGGATTACCCGATGGCCGATCCCGTTCCGTATCTGCAACGTGAACTAGCTAGCCAACCGTTTTGCGACCACCCATGGCACCGCAACCTCGGACTGACGATTCCCTGCCCCGAATGCGGGGCGCAGTACCATTGACAACCCACATAAGCGCCGAGTGGTCAGATTGCGAAGAGTATGCCGCTATCAAGTCTCTTTGTGATAAGTAGACACGAATCAAGGGGGATTCACAATGTCTCGATATGATTTCTACGTGGTAATCCGTAGCAACCTACCTGATGGGAGTATCAGCAAGGGAACGGCGTATGAATGGGCTATTGCTGATTCAGAGGAAGAGGCGAAAAACGTTGTCATACGACGGATCGTAGACAGTGGCGGTTGGGTGGAGGCAATCCAACGGACCAACACGCCTATACCAACGAAATGCAAAGCTACTGCCAGACAATACCGAATGAAGTTGGTCGTGGCTAACGAAGGCGAGTACCGCGGTGGCGTTGAAGTCAAACATCACTGCACTGCCAACAGTGAGTTAGCCGCCAGGCGTGATGCACTTGAACGCGCTTGGTACAACGGCTGCCATGTAGTTACATTCACCAGCATACAGACGAAGGAACTTCCGTGACTCCCAAACAAACATCAAAGCAACTGGGCATCAGCCCCCAGCAAGTGCGATGGCTGATACGCAAGGGCTACATGCAAGCCAATCGCATAGAAACCCCAGGCTGGGGATCTGGTTTTGTCTACGACGTAACGCCCCAGCAACTTAGTCAATACGTGGCTTCTCCCCGCGACGGTCGGGGCCACGTACTGCCAGCTAAATAGGTATACTAAACTACTACGGCAGGTAACCAAACAGTTGAGGACACGATGCAGGTCTTCCTTCCATACCCAGACTTGGAAAAGAGCGTTAGGCGCCTAGACCCTAAGCGATTAGGTAACCAAGTCTATCGAGAGTGCCTCACGCTGATTCGTGGTGGCTGGCCTAATCACCCAGCTTCCAGGATGTGGCGAGGCTACGAAGGGGCCCTGGCTAGATACATGAAGTTTGGGATTTTCGAATTGCTAGACAGGGGTTACGACTACAGACAGCGAGATTGGGCAGTCTTAGTTGTAGAAAAGCTCATCTCAACCAATCTAGTGTTGCCTCCCTGGCTTGGCGATGACCGATTGCATAGCAGCCATCGAGCAGCTCTGCTCTACAAGAACTATGATTGGTACAGCAAATTTGGATGGTCTGAGAAATCTGCTGTACCAGACGAGAACGGACGATTACCTTATTACTGGCCCACAACATAAAGGAATAAAACATGAAGACTTGGAAAATCCTAGTAACAACAACGAAGAGCACCTTGAGCAACGAAGGCGGTCGCAGTTGTCATACCCTTGTTGTAGATTTTGACACCTATGAAGAAGCTCTATTTGCAGTTGGGGCTATCAACAAGGATGGCGACAATCATCGTGATTACTGCCAATTTGCCCTACCCCTATTCGATTGCAGCCAATCATCTAAGTGAGGCAAAGTTTGCACTTTTAGTGTCAATGGTGTGAGACCATCTATCAGAATCAAAATCGAATCATAAGGGAGAGACTATGGCTGACAAAACCCTTAATGAAGGCAGCAAACCTCTCAGATACATCCTGTATGGTATGAACCATCAGGAAATTGGTCAAGGAAAGTTGAAATTAGATGAAAAGATCTCTATCCCTGACGCTGGCTCCATTAGTTTTGTTCTGGGTGCACAAAACACCCCAAGTATATCAATCTCTGAGTGGGGATATTCCACTCTCAAGGCTGAGCCTGAAGCTGAGGCTCGCCTTAGAGAAGAACAAAACGATCAAGAGTGACAAGAGGTGTATCCATGTGTGAAGGAAGTATAAGTCGTCAGTGTGCGTTCGTGTACTTGTATGCAGGGCGTTGTCTGGGGAAAGCTATGGAAGGGTTTCCTTACTGCCAAAATCACAAGAACATCTGCCCTACTTGCAGAGGCTCTGGACAGCAAGCCCATGGGGTTAACTCAGGCATGATGACCGGACCAGATGATCCTCTAGTGTATTCAACGTGCACAGTTTGCGCCGGCAAAGGCGAAACCAACTGGTAATTAGCTGTAACCATACTAAGGAACTAAGCATGACCCGTAAGACTCCCAAGCCCAAGACTCCCGCCAAGGTAGCTCGCAAGACGGCCCGTAAGCCAAAGGCCACCAAGAAAAACACGAAGACTCCAGTAAAGAAGGCAACCAAGAAAGGGGCAGCCAAGCAGCCCACGCGCCCTATTCACTGTACATCGGTTACAACTGGTTTGAGCCGACGTTCTTCAGACACACAGTCAAATTCGGCAGAACCAAGTGTAACTGTCGTGCCTGTGTCGAAGCAAGAAGCTTTGGATTTACTGGACGATATCGAAAAACAAACGGCAAGTATGAGTTTGAAATCAACCAAACCCCTCAGCAACGCCCAGAAGGTAACCCAGCAGATTCTGGAAAACAATCGAAAACCAAGCAAGCCAGTTGTTGAGGTTCAAATCAACCAAACCAAAAAGCTAAGCAAGGTAATTACAGAAGCCACTGAGTCGATCACTAAGGGGTTTGCTTTAGCCTCAACATCGTTAGCCAACAAGTTGAAATCCAAGTCAGTTCAACACGAAGATAATGCCCCACACTTGATCATCGAGGCGCGTGCAGGTACTGGAAAGACGACGACTTTGATTGAAGGTCTTAAGCGAATCAAGGGATTACCCAGCGATTTGATTCCTAGTCCCCAACAGGCAGCCATTTGGGAATCCATGGAGTTATCTAAAGGAGCCAAGACAGTTTGCTTTGCGGCATTCAACAAGTCGATTGCCGCTGAGCTGAAGAATCGAGTGCCGCTTGGTTGTGATGCCATGACGATGCACGGTTTGGGCTATCGCGCAATCCGTAATGCCTTTCCCAACCTTGGGGCCCCAAACTCCTACCGCGTACAGGACATCATCTGTGAGTTGCTTGAAGAGGACATTCGTGTCTTGCGTGCAAAGAAACCCACACTGCTCAAGGCTACCGAGGAATTGGTCGGTTTGTGCAAAATGAACATGGTTGAGATGGATGGGCATTGCGAATCTTACCCCGCAGGTGAGCTTGATTGGGTGGGTACACTACAGAACATAGCCTCTTACTACGACATCGACGTCAATGGCCAATCAGAGGAGGCGTTTGCCTTAGTGCCCCGCGTATTGGAGCGATGCAAGGATGTCGCTAAGGACAACTGCATTGACTTCAACGACATGATCTACTTACCTGTTACACTAAATCTACCCGTCTTCAAATACGATCTGCTCTTAATCGACGAGAGTCAAGATTTGAACAAGGCTCAGCAGATGTTAACGAAGATGGCTGGCAAACGGTTGATTTACTGCGGTGATCCTCTTCAGGCGATCTATGGCTGGGCAGGGGCAGATTCACAAAGCATGTCACGACTGGAAGCTGAACTCAAGCAAACCGAACGCGGTTGCTTGCACCTACCTCTCACCGTTACCCGCCGTTGTGGCAAGGCAATCGTCCGTGAAGCCCAGAAGTATGTGCCTGACTTCGAGGCATTCGAGACCAACCCCGAAGGAAAAGTAGGTCACGCCACATTTAAGTGCGATAGCCTATATCCTGGTGCGCATTGGTCTTCTGGGGCTCCCGTGTGCAGCTATCATGACTTGGTATTACCTGGTGACATGGTGCTCTGCCGATGCAATGCGCCACTAGTCGGTGAGTGCTTCAGATTCATTAGGCAAGGCCGGAAGGCAAACATCCAAGGGATAGATGTTGGTGCTGGGCTAATCAAGACTATCAAGAAGATCTTCGGAATTAAGGAAGGCGACAGCCTAGCCTGTTACAGCGCAGTACAACTGATTGCTGGGGTAGACACTTGGTTGCACGAGGAAACCAAGCGAGAGAACGCCAAGCGCAACCCCGATGAGGCAAAGATCATCGGTCTACAAGATAGGCACGACTGTATCCTGGCCTTCACCGATGGGCAGCAAACAGCAGCCCAGGTTGTGACCAAGATTGAATCTCTCTTCACCGACGATAGCCAAAGCCAGGGCATTAGGCTTAGCTCAATACACCGCGCTAAAGGGTTAGAGGCAAAGCGGGTTTTCTTTATTTGCACCAAGGAAGCCCCTTGCCCACACCCCATGGCAAAAACTGCTTGGCAGAGAGCCGAAGAAGAACACCTCTACTACGTCGGAATTACCAGAGCAATCGAGGAACTAATCTGGGTTACCGGCTAAGGTATAATAGGAATGGCGGCTAGGTTAGCTTCCGAAAAGCTGGCACCTCACCAGTCTGCCGCCATTTTTATTATGGGGGCTGTTAGAGGACAGCATCTATGTCAATTACGACTAGGCCAATTGCTACTAGTATTCCATCAGAACATGGTGTTTATCGAACCAATCACCGCCCAGTTTTAGTTAGATTCTGGGAGAAAGTCCATAAAACAAAATCCTGTTGGATTTGGACTGGGGCTCTTGGAGGAGGTAGTTATGGGTTGATATGGCTGAATGGCAGAAACTACCCAGCCCATAAGCTTTCTTGGGAGATTCACTTCGGCAAGATCCCAAAAGGGAAACTTGTGTGTCATAATTGTCCTGGTGGGGATAATCCATCCTGTGTTAATCCTGCTCATCTATTTCTTGGCACCCACCAAGAAAACCTACATGATGCCTCCTTAAAGGGTATGCTATCTACAGCCAAAGATGGGTCTAAGAACCCTATGGCAAAACTAACAGAGAATGATGTATTAGAGATACGCAGAAGGTATATAAAAGGTAATCGCAGGGGTCCAAACAGCAGCTATGCATTAGCCTTAGAATTTGGTGTCAGACAAAGCTGGATAAGAACAATAGCCTATAAGAGAAGATGGACGCACGTCGATTGAATTGCTAGAGCGAAGTAATCTAATCTACGTCTCGTAACTCTCAAACTAGAAAGGTTGGCCATGCCTGTAATCAAAGAGAACCCAATTGTTACATGCTTGATGTGTCATACCAAACAGGAAGACTTAGGTAAGCGAACTACCTGCATCAAGTGTGGGTTTGAGCCTATACCAAGTTACAGCTATGACCGAGACAACATCTTTCACCCCCGCTTCGTTCGACCACGTAAAAAGTCCCTCAAGGATTTGGTTACCGAACGTCGCGCCTTACGTAGGAGACAGACATGAGGACTTATGGAGAACAGCCGAAAATCAGATACAAAATCCACAGCGCTGACGAGTGTTATTTGTGCAAAGCCACTAAGCCTCCTAACAAGAAAAAGGCAAGGCAACAGGCTAAAGAAGAATGTGAATCAGCCGAACTCCCCCAACACCATGTTCACAGGAGATAACCCGTGGGAATTGACCTTACTGTTTGTCCAATCATAGGCAATGGAACATCCTGGTGGCTTGGCTACAATCGGTTGAAATTCAATAACGACAATGATCTGTATGACTTGGTTAAGCAGTTACCTGTATTACCTCTGCCACACGAGGTTGACTTTGATTGGTATGAGGACGATGGGGTGAAAAAGCAGGTGATTGACTCAAAAGGAAATTCACTAACCTTTACTCATGCTGGTCATTTTCGTAAGATTGACTTGTCCTACTACAAGGGTTGGAACTTCGCAGTGCTGACCTTCCTGCAAGCCCTGCCACCCACTACCCCCGTAGTATTATGGTGGCATTAACCCCTAAACAAGTCGGAGACCCATTTCGATGACAAAGATTGAAAACATGACTCCATGGGAGTTTGCGTGTCAGTGGTATCAGGTTGACACGACACGCCGCAGTATATTGCGAGAATCAATTCCCGAGAGTGTTCACAGCTACAAATTCGCAGAGTGGCTCACGCATGAATACCGACTCGCGATGAACAAGGGGATTGAATTAGGAATGGAAGCCCAACGGGAAGCCGATAAACAGGCTAACAACCTACCACCAACCCATAAACCAACCTAAGTAGGGGGCATGTTGCTAAAGCCCCTACGTTGCTTTAGGTTGCGTTACGGAGTAAACTAGTACCCGTAGGGGCTTTTGGCTGCTACGACGCAACCTAGCGCAAGCCAGAGCCCTCTACGGTGTCGTTACCCCCTAGCCATTACCCACTACAGTACGGAGCCATAATTGTGTCAGAGCAACCCAAAACCGACCCCATCCCAACACCCCTCGATGTGTGCCGCAAATTACTGGACACATGGAAGCGAGCTGGCCCTCTTGGCTCACACCAGATGGAGAAATTTGAAACCGTCGTGCGCATGGCTGAAATGGTAGTTGATGATGCAGACCAGAAAGCAAGAGAGTTTCTAGCGTTAATACCAGACCCCATAATCGAGCATCACCCACAAGTGAATTGCCGCTGTCTGATAGCCAGCAAATACGTGCCTGCTGTCATGACAGATAGACAGCTACCAGACCCAGCTTTGGTTAGGGCAGCCAGGAAGGCTGTAGTCATTATCGAATCACTGCAAGCGAAGTTTGGTATAGCCTGCATCGAAGCAACAGGCATGTCGCAGTCGGCCTATTGTCAAGCAATGAAAGAACTGCGTGAAGCAATTGCAGATTCAGTAGAGTAGAAAGTACAATTCCCCCAACCCCTATTGTCAAGCGAGGCAACCCAAATGAAAGCCAAATTAGAAGCCGCTAGGAAGCAGTTTGCTCTGATTGAGCAACGACTGCGAGCTACCGAGTGGGTAGCTGGCAATTTTGAATCTGCTATCGGTGGTGTCAAGTTATTTCTGCAAGAGGCAGAAAATCATACTGGTCTGCTGTCGATGCTTGTGCAGGCAAGAAGAGAAATCTACCTTGCGCATTCCAAGGATGGAGTAGTCTACGACCCAACCATCTTAACCCGCATCGACAACCAAATTGCTAGGGCAACAGGAAAGCCCTACCGAGTGGGTAGCTGGCAATTTTGAATCTGCTATCGGTGGTGTCAAGTTATTTCTGCAAGAGGCAGAAAATCATACTGGTCTGCTGTCGATGCTTGTGCAAGCCAGGCGGGAGATTCATCTGGCTCACACCAAGGATGGTATAGTCTACGATCCAACGATCCTAACCCGCATTGACAACCAAATTGCTAGGGCAACCGGAAAGCCCTACTTTGCTGAGAAAGAAGACAAGAGTGAGGATTCACCTGCTCAAACTTAACCAGATAGATCCCCTAGCCTGCTGGTGTGGCCGGGAGCGAACAGCCACAACCAGCAGGACTAGGGGCCTACACAATCACTTCTGCACTGCTGTTAGGGTTTGGTAGGTGTCTACCAGAGCGTGAACGTTGTTAGCAGCATCTTGCAAGCTTGACTCTTCGTACAACGGCAGGTAGATAACCTCTTGGGATAGCCGGTGAGCGTTAAGATGCCGATAGCTGCCGTTGCGGTACTCTCGCTGACTGCTCATTGGCTTGAATCCATGCCTGGCAGCAATACCTTGGGAGTTGAGTGAAGCAACTAGCTTGTCTTGCGTCTCTTCTTTCATGCCTGGGATTCGTAGGTCGTACACCCAATTGGATAGCCTTGGGGGCATCTTCCATTCATTAGGCAACACCGCGTCACAATCGTCGACCTGTTGTCTACGCCACTCCAAATGGCTCTCAGCCTTGGCTAGGCTAGCTAGAACCGGTTCTGCCAGTAGGTTGGCTAGCCGGTAATTGTGCCCTCGCGGTATGTGACTGAAGTTGTGCGCATTCGTAAAGCCAAGGTTGCGTAGCTGCCTTGCCTTGTCAGCATACTTGGCTTCATTGAATACCACCATCCCACCTTCTTCCCCATGAACCACCTTATTCTTGTAGAAGGACCAGCAGGCAGCATCGCTCTCGGGGTGGGGGTTAACACAGTGAATCTCCGCCATATCCTCGATCACCAGCAAGTGGTTGGTCTTGGCGTGGTCGATGATTGCATTCATGTTGCATCTGCGACCATAGATGTGGACTGGCATGATAGCAGACAGGTGTCTTACTGTCTTGCTACGTATCAGAGCCGGGTCAATCAGCAAGTCATTGTCACAATCCACGAAGATGGGGTGTAGCCCAGCCATCGTAACCGCTCTAGCGCAAGCCACCATGGTGAACTCAGGCACCATGACACAACTGTGCATCGGTGGTTGCAGGGACTCTAAGGCTAAGTGCAAGGCTGCTGTACCGCTGGAGCAAGCCACTGCATTAGGATTGCCAATCCACTCACCAAACCTCAGTTCTAATTCTTGGTAGGGTTCCAAAGCTAACACTCCTGGAAATTACCATCAGTCAGGAAACCATGCCACTGGCAACCATCTAACTTACGAATGCTTGGAGTTAGTGTAGGTTTGTCGGCTCTGCCATTCCAGTGCCAGCATGGACCAGGCTCCCCCTCTTTCTTTCTGAATGGTATACCAGATATTGAACCACACCCACATGGGCAGACGAAGATCATGCCTGTATGGCCTTCCATACCAACTCGTGTAGTGAATTGGAATTGTCCGGGCTTCTTCAAGTCATCAAAATCATAAACCCGTTCAGCAGGTACATCCATTATTTGACCTTTCGATAGACAACAGCCATTTCTTTGAAAAGCAATACAGCATCATCGGTGTGTTCTGCCTCAAACCTGTCAATTGCAGCGTGGACTCCTGGTAGGTTGGGATACTTGTAATCATCAGCAATCAAAGTGCCACCTACATTCAGCTTATTCCAAACGTTGCAGAGGTCTATGTAGCATCCATTCTCAGTGTGATCCCCATCGACAAAACCAATATCGAAGGTTCGTGTCAGTTGGGGCACAATTTTCTTGGAGTCACCATCTAGTATCTCAGACTTGATTCCGTGGTAGCCCAGGTGTTTGCGGGCTAAGATGGGTACTTGTGACGGGCTAGTCCAGTTGTCGATACCAAGGTAGTGAGAGTCTGGGTGGGTCAACACGTTATCGAGCATCCAACACCCACTGCGACCCTCCCAAATACCGATCTCTAGGTATTGTAGGGGTGCACCAACCACGTCAGTCAACGTCTTACGGACAGCAAGACGTAAGGCACTAGTCATATCCGTGCCATAGCCAGGCAAAGTAGCGAACACATAGGGGAATTGCTGGTAATCATAGTCTTGTAGGGACATTAGCTTATCATCCTCCATAACTTGGCAGCAGCGGGAGCCCAACCGCCATTGCCGTGGAATGAGCAGGGGTGGGTTTTCGTTTCGTTGTTATACAATCGCTTGCCTTCTGTAGTGCAGTGGACTTCGATGGCATCTAACACGGGACGTTCCATCTTGTGGTTGTCATAGAGGTTGCAGAACAGACGGCAGTAGAAGTCTAGGGCAAAATCCTTGCTGTCGGGGTGGTTGATCCACCAGCGATTGTAGGCAGACTGGTTGCACCAGCACAGAGGCTTGGGCCAGAAATCAGGTTCATTAAACAGATCGAGTAGAACCCCTGCCCTACCAATGATCTGTCCACCATTGATGTATCGCCAGCGAGTAGGGGCCTCAGGCAATGTACCGAAGCCGGCAACCTCCGGTGGAAACAGATTGGTCTCCATAGCGAATACAATTGGCGAATTGAATTCCAAGAAGGCTTGCTCAATCTGCTCTAGCCCGGTTGTGAAGAATACATCCCAAGCATCAGTCACCAACACAATCTCGTCTGTGGCTTGGTGTTCCAATACTTTCAGCAATCGCCACCAGGTATCATTGCCATCATGGTTGAAATTGCATCCCAACGTAAAGTTTTCAGCCGGAATACTGTACTTGGTAAGAGACTCACGAAACATCCAACGGTTAGGGCCACCCCGGTTAGGTGGAGCGTCGATTGGTATTGAGGAAGCATACAAGAGCTTCATGGTTATTCCCAATCCTCTCGGTGTTGGTAGTCGTTATGCACCTGGTCACCTAGCCCCAAGTGGTCTGCCACTTCTAGTATCTCTGGGTCAGTCCAGTGCTGAACCTCGCAGGTAGGGGCTTTTAGGTCGTAGGGTCTAGTGCGGCCGGAGCCGAAGGTATGGAAGGCTAACGGCACACCACACAAGCCTAACTGTGACTCATCGCGGCCTTTGTCGAGCGGTCCATTAGGAAATGCCTTTACCAGGTCTAGGATGATAGTCCTGGGCACAAACACCAAACTCATCTGTAAGGCATGGTGTTTGACCTTGCGTTCATCCTCGTAAGGCTTGCCAGCCAAGAAGCGGTTGGGGTACTCTGTTGATTGCTTGTAGCAGTCCCCTACCCAATTGCCCATAGCCAGGCAGTCTTGCTCCACGTAGAACAAGTCAGCCATGCAACTGTACGCATACATAGCACTGATGATGAAGCTACGACCCCAACCACTCAGCAGATAGTCAGTATTCTGGTAGTTGGCGTCCAACCGTAGCACTTGCTCCCTAGGGTCTGGGTTAGGTAGCAGTGGAGAGGCTGAGTCAACAATTAATACACCGGCAGGGTTGGAGTACTTGAAGACACAATGCTTCCATAATTCATGGAACTGCCTTGACCTAGAGTAGACGTTACCACCATTAGGGAAGCTACGTCCCTTGGCACAATACCAACCACTGCCGATAACATACTTCATTGTTTGAGCCATACTACCAATCCCACTTGCATCCATTGACTCGGTAGTAATCCACAGTTCTCTTCAAGGCATCATAGAGTAACACTGCTGGTCTAGCTTCGATGGTTGTGTAGAGTTTTAGATTGTCACTTTGCAGATGCCAAATTTCCCAGGGCCTCACTCGCTTTGGGTCTTGCTCAATCTCTACTCTACCGTAGTCGAACATGACATGCCCAATTAGTTTGGCCAAGTCATAAATCTTGATAGTTGATTCTGAGCCCATGTTGTAGACTTCGCCAAACTGGCCCTTCTCCAACAACTCAACAGCCATCCTCACAGCATCGCCAGCATACTGAAAGTCTCGCTCGCTATTGTTGCCTAGATGTACAGTTCTCCAAACGTCTACATTCCCAAGGCCATCTCTACTTTGTCCAGGCTCTTGGTCGTTGAGTTGGCTGATGATCTCTGGGATAACATACTCGTGGGTTTCGCGTTCACCCACACAGTTAAACTGTCGCATGGCAATGGCGGGCACCTTAGCCTCCCGCCAGCGCACCTGTACCAATCCATCAGCAGCTACCTTGCTAACGCCGTAGGTGCTGTGGGGGATAACTGGGGCATCCTCAGCAATCTTGCCCTTTGCTTCACCGTAAATCTCAGCTGAGCTAACTTGCAGTACTGCCTTGATATTGGCTTCCTGGCAAGCATTCAATACGTTGAGGGCAGCTACGGCATTGATCGTGAAGAAGTGCAGTGGCCTCTCAAAGCAATCTGGCACGTAAGGTTCAGCGGCATAGTTGAATACGTATTCAACCTGGTACTGCCTCAGAATCTTCGCTAGTTCCTGGTAGTTCTCCCGAATATCGTACCACAGGAACGTCGCCTTTTTGTGGATGTGCTTCTTCAACCCGCTGATCAGGTTGTCTAACACTAGCACTTGACAGTTTCTCTTGTCGATCAGGTAGTTCACTAGGTGCGATCCTAGAAACCCCGCTCCACCGATCACGCAAACGCAACAGCTTCTTATGTCTCGCATGTCCGCTCCTAACAATAGAAAAGCCTTGAGGGTCTTCGTACTCAAGAATCAGTAGCTTCCTAGCAACTCGCAGCAACTCAATTTCAATTCGTAGCCAGGCCTCCTCGCCCACGTTGTCGAGTATCATCTTCTTGATAGACCGGCAAACTACCCAATCAAATTCGTAGTCCTCAAACGGCAAGTTATCTAGCTTTGCTTGAATGTTGGCGTAGCTAGGGTAGAGGGAATCCATGGCTTTGAGTAAAGCTTTAGATTGATCAACACCAACATACTTCTGCACCTGAGGTAGGATTTCAGTCATGGCCCCATAGCCACAACCGGCATCCAATACCTTTGTGTTGACCAGTAGCGATTCTAGTGTCCTCTTATGCCACATTTGGATGTCGTCCCAAACAGGACGGTCCACTTCGTAAATACAACGATGTAGATTTTTCGGGTCTTGCTTGACTTTCTCCAGACGATTCTCCCAGAAAGTCTCTGACGCGACAGGTAGAGGATTGCTAAGTATCATGGTCTTTCCTTGTCAATAAAAAGACAGGCATCGTCGTTAGGATAGAAACCAGGGATGACGATCTCATACATACCCAGGCTCTTATAGAATAGCCTAGCTATTCCATTTGTTCTACGGGTAAACACGTGAATGACTGAGTCTTTGTCGATTCTTGACTTGACTGTTTTGATTAGTTGAGTGCCTAAGCCTCTTCTACGCATTGGTTCATCAACAATGACATCTACAATCTCAGTTACTCCACCAGGTTTACTGTGATATAAAGCCTTACCACCAGAAATAGTCAACTCAATGCACATTCCTACTTTCCTTACTGTAATCACAGATGATTCCCTACTCTAGATGATAGCTAAATACACCAAAATCGAGCTTCTGTGTCTTGTTGTAGCACTTCTGGAATAGGTCCTGTGTACTTAATGATGGATGCCCCATGTGGTAGTTTCTTACCGGGCTTCCATGTCTCAAACGCGGCCCGACAATCAACATACATCTGCCGCCCGTCACTAACGCCTTCACCACGAGTGATGTAGTATTTGTGCTTAGCGGCCCGTATTTTATGTACGGAAGCGAAAGCCAAGTGAGCGCATTCTGGATAATCTCCAGGCATTGAATCGTAGCGGATGACAGATTTGGATAGTAGCTTACCATTAACCTCTGGCCAGTTGTGGTTGGAAGCGTACGATAACCCAGGAAAATACCGCCAACCTCTGATATGGGGGATATCCCAATAAGCCCCAACTGCTTCCAATCCAAACAAAGACCAATCTCGTATTGAACCAGGACGCCAGGGATAACGATGCTTGAAGCGAAATCCTGTTGCATTCCTAGATGAACTGCCCATCAAGCTGGTTATTCTGTCTTGGTCAGCGCATGTATAAAACTCATCTGCGTCTAGTATGAATAGGAAGTCTGGTCTTGACTCGTTAGCTACGTTCAAGTACTGCTGTCTAGACTCAACCTTTCCCTGGGCGGGGTCTTTATTGGAAGAGAAGCCAAATGGGATGTAGATGACCCGTGGGTCTTTTTCTGATAACTCCTTAAGGAACTGACTAGTGCCATCTACGCTCAGCCCAGCCTCAGTGACCATTGTTGGGTTAGCCTTAGCATAGTAACGGTCGGCTGATTCAACGAACACCCACTGACGCATCTTAGGCCAGTCTTGATGCTGGTCATACAGATTTTGCAAGTGCTCCATCTCATTGAGACAGAGCGTACACAACATTACTGACATATCCCCCTCGCTCACGGCTCAATATAACTGCTGGCTTGCGACAGATCGTAACCAAATTGCTCCATTGCCTGCTTCTCAGTCTCCGCTGTTCGTATGGCTAAATCTCTAGGATAAATGGCTTGGGCTAAGAATCGCGGGTCACTACTGTTGACTTTGGGCAATTGCAGATTTGGCAGATCCAAAATCCACTCCAAATCGTCTTTCAAGTATTCAAACTTACCAACAAACTTAATCCCTTCGGTATAGCGACTGTACAGCCTTGACACCATCCCTTCTGGGTAGGCTTGCAGGCGCATCGTCACCCAATCCACAAAGTTGCCTGTCCCAATCGAATCAATCTCATCTGGCCCTGGCTTAGTAGCAAGGAAGGTTTCCAGGCTACCTCGCTTGGTCATCGTAAAGGCCCATTGGGAGCGATACCAATCCAGCGGGTGACGTACGAAGGCAAAGCAGACAGATGGGTCAATGCCCAAGGTACTGTAGTTAGCATGGGGAATGATGTTTGGGTCAGTCGTGTCCTTACGAAAAGGCCAATCGACAGAATTGACCACAGGCAAATCATCCTCGTTAGCCAACAATTGGTATTCTCTAAGCACATGACGAATGGTTTGTCCACCTGTCTTCGGCACATGCAAGAACACCAACCCACTATTTAGTAGCAATGCCACAGACTTGCTCCAGTGCAGATAGGTATTGGGGCTTCAGTACTTCCCAACTGTTTGCTTCAGCCCACTGCTTGCCCTTGATGGAATATTCTTCGATGTTGCGGTTGTACCAAGTGTCAATGCAGTAGGCAATCTCTCTAGGCTCTACTATGGCTGACTCAACTAGTACAGCGATTTGCTCCTCCCGGTAGCGATGGATGGGTATCAGCGGGTCAGTAGGCAACCACGTATTGGAAGGAAACCGATTGCTGGCCATGACCAACATACCGCTAGCGTGAGCCTCTTGGAGTGGCAAGCTAAGCCCATTGAACTTCTCAGGAAAGACAAACACGTCTCCTTCTTCAAACATCGAATCGTATGGGAAGTCGCCTAATTGCAAATCCAACCTTGGGTCATCCTTAGCTTGTCGGAATAGGGCTGACACACGGTCTTCAGAGGCCCTTGCGCGCTTAGGACCTCGGATGCCTGGTTGCCCCCGTACGGTCAGGCGTATAGGGCTACCGACCAATGGCAGGGCTTGCAGTAGCTCAGGCGTGCCGTTACGAAACCCGCTACCGCCGTGGCCAGCATTGTGGACAAAGTGTAGGGCTTTGGTTCTAAGCTTCCAGGGCTTTTCTACTGGCACTGGAATGAATTTTGCTCCTAATCGGCTGGGCTTGTGCTCATAGTAACGCAGGTCTAGCAGCGAGGGGCATAAGTATAGGTCAATTGGTACAGGCAAACTGGGAGGGGTCCACTCATACATCGGCATTAGCACAATAGGAATGCTCTTGGCCTTTGCCTTCTTAGCCACATTCCAATCGATAGCCGTTTCAAACAGCAGTAGAACATTTAACTCATCCAAGAATCGGTCAACACCAACCTGGGTTGGATACCAATCCCAGTGAGTGTCATAGTGTGGGTGTTGGATAACCAACATTCTATTGACAACTCCATGGTCGTAGAAAGCCTTGGCCAGGATGCCCAGTCCTGATTGAGTCGCCCAACCAATCGATCCTACTTTCATTGACCTGCCCTTTGCTATTTACCCAAAAGAGTAAGAGCATCAAAGCTCTCACCACGGAAACTCATTGCCTGCGCTTGCTTGGCATTGCCCATCGAACTGAAAATACCAGTGTGTTGGACCAGACTAGGATTGTGGACGTATTCTTTCCACCCTGCTTTCTTGAAGGCAGTAACAATCCCGCCATCAATTGCTCTCCAACCCCGCTGTGAATCTTGTGGTCTCTTGACAATATGTTCATGGCACAGTAAGGTCATTACTGCTTCATGGCTGAATACTAAAGCAACTGCACCTTTGCCCAACTGGTCTGACAAGTACCAGCCAACTCCACTTTTGCATAAGGCTTGGTTGCGAGGGAAGGTGTATAGGTTACAATAACCGCGCTCTGGGTAAGGCAATTGCTCCAAGTATTGCCTGAGGTTGCGATAGGTCACGAAGTCATCCTGAAACATGGCATAGCGGTCAGCAATTGGATTACGAATATACAACTCAGCTAGGCCCAAAATCCAATTGCCGAAGGTGCGAATACTTGGTGACCTGGTTGTTATTTCCAAGTCAAATCTTTCGTAACCGGTGTTGTTCTCAACCCCATCTACGAATAACCTTGGACACTCGAAACCTGCCTTGGCTAGCGAGGCAACTGTCTTGACTAGCAACGAGTCCCGCCTGGTGGGTACTGTGGTTATGCCGTAAGCCCATTCCATAGAATATAATTAGGTTAGGTTTTGTTGCCGTAACAGATAATGTTAGGTCGCAGGACGCATCTCGAAGGTATTGGCTAGCTGGCGTATTGGGTCATTGGGTATCGCCTGCTTAGCCGTAGTCTTGGCGTTGCGGATTGCTTTGTTGACTAATGATTTACCAAGCGATCTTACAAAAGGTAGGTGACGCTTTGTTGCTTCTTCCTCTAGCCAATCTACAATCAACTCAATATTCTTATCGCACCACTCGATGCCACGACGGTCCATCTCCAAGGCACGAGACTTGCACTTACACCCTGCATGAGCCTTGATATGCCACTTGGCTAGCAACTTGCTTAACTCAGTGCCCGCCCCCCCTTTATTGGCTTGGGCAGCCTTTGGGATAGGGGGGCTTGCACTAGAGGCAACGACAGGCAACCTCTCAGCGATAGACTTGAGTGGAAACCTGTCTTCCAACCAAGCCTGTCGATAACGGGGATTTGTGTTGACCAACTTCTGAAGGTTGGGATAGCGGCTTAGGTCGACTGGAGGCATAGTGTCTCACCTTCTGCGATGGCGTCTAATGAGGTCGTCCAAAATCTCTATGTATCGCGGCTTCCATACTGTCCAACTGTTTTCTTCTGCCCATTGCTGCCCCGCGAGCGAAAACGCGTCGATGTCGCGTTCATACCAAGCATCTATGGCAGTGGCAATTCCCGCTGGGTCAAGCACGTCTTGCGTGAGTGCTACTGCACCTTGGCCGTGCGTTGAGCCGTTGGTGGATACCATGGGTCTATTCGGCAACCAGTCGGTGAACGGCTTCCGATCGGTGGTGAGCACTAGCATCCCGCTGGAGAAAGCCTCCTGCAACGGAAGAGATAACCCGCCGAATTTTGGAAGCTGGAGGAACACGTCCCCTCGGTCGTACAGGCTGAAATTCTCGGGCTCTGGTTCATTGAGCACGAACGTAACGCGATTATCCGTGGTAAAAGACTCTGCCAACTTGGCGATGATGCTCTGCGACAAAATCGGCTTGTTGTCGTCGTACTTGCCGGTCTGGACGGTAGGTCGCCCGAAGATGGTCAGGGCGATTGGGCTTTTGACAAACTGCATTGACTGGAGGATCTCAGGCGTCCCGCTTCTGGTCTGCGATCCTGCGTTGTGTACGAATGATCGGGCGTTGTTTCTGAGTCGCCACATTTGAGAGACAGGTACGGTTACTTGCACAGTCCGTGTGGTTGTGCTGCTATACTGGGCATACTCAACTGGAGAAGGACACAGAAAGAGGTCTGCGTGGATTAAGAGGTTTGGATTAGACCAGCCGTATATCGGCATGTAAGCAATGGGGAGGTTCCTATCATGCGCGCCAACGACAAGATCGTGGTTCATGACTCCTTCAAACAGCAGAACGGCATCCACCTCGTCAAGCATCTTCTGGATGTTGTTTGCAGTAGCAAGAGACGATCCTGGATACCAGCTCTTAGAAAAGTCTCCTGGTTTGCTCACCACCAACACGTCGGTGATGATTCCGTTTCTGTGGAAGTCCCTGGGAATAGTCCCGGAAAGCGTGGACAGGCAGATCGTACCTATTCGCATTGGCCCAACGTCCTTGGTGTTCTGTTGATCTTAGTTATGCTATTGCTAGCGATATTGCTGTGGATCAGTCCTGCCATGCAGCCAAGCAGAGTCACAGCCCCCGGCATGAAAGATGATAAGGCGGAACTGGTCGGGTTGTTTAACGAATTAGAAGGGCTCACTATCTACATGGCTCTTGATGTATCGACGGCGAAACGCAGCGGGGTTGTCAAGCAGTTGCGTGAAGTCGTTGAGCGTCTTGCTGTGGTTTCCCGTTCGCATGACGCGAGACTAGAAGCAGCGTTGTCTGGTCTGTACTCAGACATCGAAAGACCTATCCTGTCGGAATCTAAGAAAGGGTTGGATGATTCCATAAACTGCTCCAAGGTCCAGAATCGTCTACATAAACTTCGGCAGCGTTTCTGGCTATACCGGACCGATCTGCCTTGATGTTGTGGATTAATCGTACTCTCGACACGGGTCAATGTAGTCCTTTGGTGCCTCGGTGATTAAAATGGAAAACGCCACAGACGTGGTGACTTCGCACACCCATATGAACAAGTCTTCATCGTAGTAGATGGTTTTCGTCGCGGGGTAACAGCAAGGAACCTCGCCATCATTCTGCGTGCAGTAAGTATCCGTGTAGTCTTCTCCCGTCTGTTGGTTGATTGAACACCCTACATTGTTCAAAGTCCCTCCGTAAGCGAACTTGAACAGAATGGGCCTGCATGTCGACTCCTCCAACTTTACCCTAAGCAGCCCAGGGCCGTTGTACGGCCCAAGCAGCCCGTAGACGCAGTCGTCAATCATATCTGGGCTGTCTACAAAGGTTGCAGCTCCCTGGCCAATGTAAAACGGAGAAGCATAGCAGCTAGAGTTGATAACCGCGTGGCCAGGGCTGGCGCTAACACCGTACGGAGTTGGTTGATGGTATGCCAAGTAAAGGCGCAAGGCGCGTTCGTAGTAGCCCTCGTCAATCGGCTCGCATACGTCCGAGCACTGTAGAGTGGCCTGCAAACAGAAGTCCTCGGTGTAATCATTCGCGTGGTACGGCGACAGGCATGCGTGGCAGTTGTTCAATATCCACCCAGTCCATTCCCCAGGCGAGCAGCCTTTGCCTGTCAACAACATAGACGCCCCGTCCAAGTCAGCACAGGCACCGCCTGCATCTGTGAATGTCAGGAGCAGCTTCGGCGGTATGACGACGTTGCGATCTTCCTCTTGAGAAAATGGGCTGAAGTTACAAAAGCACCAGTTGCAGCCGTTGCAGTCGTCGCGGTCGTCGATCGTCTGTTCGATGAACCAGTATGAGAAGTAGCACTGGTGGCTGTTTCCGTGCTTGATCCCTGCGTGCCATCCGGCCTCTTTGTCGCAATCATAGCCTCCCATGTCCCCAACGGAGAACCCTTCAACGTCCAATAGATCGACGATGATCGTGCCACACGGGACCACTCCATAAAGCATGTCGCCGGTGTAACACCCGTAAATTTCAAAGTGAGTGCCAACATCTTGCAGTCCATCGGTCACCGTGCAAGTTTTCAGTACGGTTGTTGTGCCACCCATGACCGCCAGCCATTGCAGTGTTGCTTCGCCAACAGACACACGTGTGTACTTGAACTCAAAGTAGTCGTAGCCCTCGCCGTCCCTGCACTGTTGAAAATCCAGCAGCAACGAGTAACTGTCTCCAATTTGATCGTAGTAGACAGTGTATCCTGCTTTCATGTACTTGGAGAACGACCCGCTGTTCCGGTTTTTTGGGCCTGCTGGAACTCTGTCGGTGTTGATGATGATTGCCCCAGGATGCCCATCTTCCATAAGGAATCCGGGAGGGACGGGACACTGGGCCACGTCGATCCACCAAGGCCAATATGGATACTCACATTCTGGTATTCCGCTAACGCTCGGGCTCACAACATGCCAATGTGGTCCAAGACGAGGACAAGCCTCTGGATCACGGCAAAAGTCATCTACGAATGTAAAGCATCCTTCTGGACAACAGCAATACCATCCACCCGTCCCATTGCTCATGGCTTATCTATTCTCCGCAATCAGCAGTTTGGCAAGGGCAGTTAAGGAAGCTAGAACATGACATTCTGTTAATTTCAAGAACTTCAGTCACATCATCGTATGGTTGATCATAAGGCTGTAAACAAAGTTCGTCAAAAGTTGGGGTATCTGAAAGCTTCCAGGCGATACCGCAACTATAGGTTTCACTCTGAGGGTCAGCCCACCCATAAAACTCTCCAAGCCTATCATACACAATAAAGAACACAGCATTGCCATTACTGTCCTTGGTGTAACATAGAACCTTAGCATCAGAGGATGTCCCAGTGCCTGATTCTTCACTGGTGCAATTACCAAACGTCTTATAGCTAAGTTGTTGGGCAACCGCGGACCCACCCGCATCCAACGGAGTACGTAATACAAAAGCCCTAACATCCATAGAACCGCCGACTATAGGGAAGTGACGGCCGAATTTGTCTTTGACTGTGATGTAGTAGGTATTGGTTGATAAGGCAGAACTGGAGAGGTTGTAGCCAATCTTATTTTCACAGCCAGAGGTGAATAATTCTGGAGTGCCTCCGCTATTCTCTTGGATTTCATAAACCTCTAACTCACCTTCGCCTGGGTTACCACCGGATAAGGCACTGATAGATTCAGTAGGTTTGGTGATGTAGACCTCAGGAGATGAGTAGTCTTGTCCAGGCAGCCAAAGTTTAGGACGATTCCTGGTATTCTGAGTACGGGCCTTCTCCCGAGCGATCAATTGCTGAAAGATTTTGTAATCGTCTTCAGAAATCAAGTAGCCTTTAGGCATAATAGCCTCGATTACGCTAGAAACTAGCCTGGGTAAACCCACAGGTCAAATCGCGTTTGCCCGTGCTGGCAACGCAAGAACAATTCACCAGGTGAACTAGGGTAGAATGGATAGCACTCACCTGGGGGAATTAGAAAGCTGCGATTGGAATCCTTAGTGTAGGATACTTCCAAGACCTTCTTCGCTGCTTCAGCTTTCTGCTCTTCAGTAGGTTGTCGCTGCGTGAACTTAGTGTTCACATTCTTAATGACAACCAACCCCACTTCGGTGACCCACCCCGTATCCAGAGGAATCCATTCTTCTGCAACCTTGAGCCATCGCGTATAGCACTGCTCACTCGTCTTCAGAAACCTGGAGAACCCACCATCAGCGCGTGTAGCTTCCTCACCTACTACGCTGTGATAGAAGCTTTGAACAACCGTCAGGCGGTCCTTAGGGTTGATAATAGGGATAGGCGGGTTGATTAACCGCTGGACTTGAGAATCGTCTGGGTCAGCAACCGGTCCCATTGAAGGTGGAGATTCTCGGGTTGCCTCAGACTTGGTTGGATTCTCTTCATTGAATTCGGTATTTTCTTGTGGCTCCACTGGTCGCTCCTACCAGTTAAAGACTGTAGATCGTTATGCCTCAAACGCTTCGATTACGACGTTAACGCTGGCCGTATCGGCCTTGACTCGCAAAGCATGTCCAGTCCCTGTCGTACTTGTCCCAGTGCCATAGGACTCCCCCAGGTTACGAGACAGCCGGAAGCTGTAGGCGGCACCGGCTGGCACTTCGCCAATAGGAAAGAAGGTACTGGTGACAGGGTCCCAAGCCCCATATTCGACAAAGTTGGTAGAGTCTAAGTTGTGAATGGTCACCAATCCTGGAGTAACCAGTGGACTAAAGTCCACGTTTACTCCAGCTACCGTCGCCGTAACAGCACCAGGGCAAGGGCCGTTAGTGCCTGTCACATCCTCGTGGTGAGAGGTAGGCCGGCTTTGATAATCAATCTCACCCTTACGGATCTGCAAGCTGGAGCGGATAGTGGCTTCGTTGGCCATGTTAGTCACTCACTATAATTGCGTTGGAATGCCGAGAGTCAGGAAGTTGCTCTCGCCATAGAACTCAAACTTGTGTAGGTAGATGTTGCCTGAAGCTACTGTCCCTGTAGTTGGTACAGTTGCAGAAGCCGTGTAGCTTGCTGCCGTTGTGTTGGCCGGTAGCCCCTTACCATTCAAAAATACTCGGCCTAAATTCCCTTGCATGTCCACATATTGGATGAAATGTTGAGGGTTAAGGTAGCTGGGCACTCCGCCGCCTTTGAGAGCCAACACTTCATACTTTGACACGTTAGAATTGGTAGTGTCTTTCACCCATCGACCGTTCAGTACCTTTGTTCCTTCGTCAGGAATGGTCACATCGAAGGTGCCATAGCGAATATCAAAGTCAAAGGTTCTGGTGTAGTAGTAATCGCAAGACCCCCAGACCTGTCGCTGCCAAGACACGTTTGACAGCTTGATACAACGCTTAGCCAAGCCCCATAGGGTATCATCGTTGAGGGTGTCAATCATCATCGAGAATGTTTCTAGCCCTAGGCTAGCTACGTTCTGCTCTATTTTGACAGTAGGCCGATTGCAATCAAACTCCACCTCTGGTCCACGGAAGGGCTCATGTGCTGTGTTCTTCAGTAGGTTACCGTTACGATCAATCCAGGCTTCTCTGGAGTACTTAACGAATGAACCACTTATCTTCTGGGGCTCTAGTAGGGGATCTTCAATGGGAGTGTCTTGACAACGATGTAGTGGCTTTGTAGAGAACTTCTGATCAACAATCCACCACTTGTGCTTCTCTCCATCTTTAGCTTCATGAGGTTCAATGCTAATCCAAGGGTAACAGAAAGCCCAAGGATCATTGTCGTTGCCAAACTGCCATGTAGAACCTATTTCAGGTAACCCGGCAGCACTCATTACTGCCATGGGGCCGTCATTAGTATCAGTGGTTTTGACTAGGTGCTGGACCTTGAATTCTCGGTAGCCTTCTTCATCTCTGCCACCGCTCCAAGTCCTAGGTCCGCCGTGTACTGAGGCTGCCATACTATAGGCCTCCCCCATTGCTAGCGTTTGTTATTTGTATACCTTCCAGAAGGTCTTTACTCAGTTGCTTCTGGTTCAAGTCCCTAATCTCCTTGAGAATGTCAGTGGATTCGTTAGAGACAATATCAGACCCGAAGAATTCTCGGGCTTGTCTTGCCTCAGCGTCCCGACCTTGGTTATTGACTCGAATCCCTTCAATCAGCTGGTTCTGTTGCCAGGCTGCTCTAGAGGCTTGTGGAGTGAGTCTAGCCTGAAGAGCCCGCAACCGTTGCTGGTTCTTGGGGTTAGCTAACTCTTCTGGCGACATCATTAAGAAGTTATCCGAAGCCTTAGTGGCACGGGAGGCGGTTTGGCTTATGCCAGTTTGGTACTCAGCCAAACGCCACATCGACTCAGCACTACCCATCAGAGAGGGCTTGATTCCGCTAGCGTCAAACTTGGCTTTCTCAGCACGGGCCTCTTCAATGGCCTTCTTGTATTGCTCGTAGGTGTAGATGTTCTTCTCAAGCATCTCACGAGCAAATTCTTGGGCTTTGGCAAATCTCTGCTCTGGGGTGAGCAGTTTCTCAGCCAAACGCAAAGCCTCTTCTCGTCCTTTCTGCTCTCTATCACGCATTTCATTCATCTTAGCTTGTGCGGCAAATTCCTTGGCCCCCGGGAGGTTGGCTTTTTCTGCTTGCTTAGCTAGGTTGTAGTTCTTGACGTTGGCTTTATCTAAGTTTTCCAGGGCTTTCCTAGCAGCCTCTACTTTGCTCTGGTTGGCTTGGCTTCTTACTCTGGCTAATTCTCTTTCAGCAATAGTCAATCGTTCGACGGCTGCTGCCCGATCCTTCATGAAGTAGCTTTCCGTCCGAGCCTCTTCTTTGAAGGCTTCGGTAGCCTTTTGTGTACTACTTTCTAGTTCAGCTGATTTTTTATTGGCTTCTGCTTGTGCTAAGGCAAATCCTAAAGTGGCGTCAGTCCCGTTCTCCATAGCATAATTCAACTCAGCCTGGGCTTTACCACCGGCGCGTAGGGATTCAGCCTCTTCGTTAAGAGTTTCAATTGCCTTACGTACGTTTGCTTCAGATTCAACTATTTGCTTCTCCAGCCTTTTTCTGGTCAGTAGATCTAAACTGGAAGCCGAGGCATGCTCTTCCAAGCCGCGATTCAACAAATACTGTTCTTTCGATCCAGCCCGCAGGACCCCAATCTCCTCAGTAAGAGATTTGATGGTGGATTCAATATCAGCAATAATCTTTCCTGATTCCTTGGCTGCGTACTTCAGGTCGATATGTGCATCTACAGCTTGACGTAGAGCTGGTGGCAATCCAGCCAAGCTCAGTTTGTACTTCTCCAGTTCTTTTTCAGTCAGGCCATACTGCTCTGCTTCTTCCTCTAACTTGGCAATCATTTCAGCTGCCAAGACCTGAGGTTCTCTATTCCTAACAATATCCATCTCAGCTTTTGACAGACCCTTGTTAGCTGCCTCAAGCATTTTTGTTTCAGTGGTTGTCTTACGAAGAGAAGCCTCCCGTAAATCCAGCTGTTTAATCATCTCAGCGCCAGCAGCCGTAGCTTCTGGAGTAGGATTCAGCAGCTTGGACACTTCCGCAGCCATGCCTTGCAGGTGCTCTAACTCTGCCCTGTCATTCTTGATTTCATTCTTAAGCTGGTTGATGTTCTTTTCATTCCAAAACCAAACCTCCTCGAATGACCCTTCCATCCTAGCCAAGCGGGATTCTTTGGCTCCGACTGATTTTTGGCTGCCCTTTATTTTACCACCTAGTCTCTCAGATTCTCTCTGGTAGACTTCCCTCTTCTGGATTTCAGTTGCTCCAGCTGGCATCTGCATGTAGAATTCATGACGTTGAGATTCAAACTTCCTAAACTTGCTGGACAGCAATTCTCCCTCTGCAAAGGCGGCATTCAATTTGTCCTGGGCAGAAGCCGCGTCTAGGATAGATAAGGTAACGGCCGTAATGGCCCCATAAACCCCTACCCGCCAGGCTACTGCGTAGGCAATAGCACTGCCTGTCATTAGCTGGGTTGTGCCTGCAACGCTATGGAGGGTGTTTAGCCACGTTGCTGTGGCCTTACTGGCAGCAATAGTGGCTGGAGCTATGCTTAAGAGGGCAGTACCCATGCCAGAGAGCTTTATTGCAGCGAGGGTCATCGCTACGCTAGACAGCTTCTCCATTCCAATGCCAAACACTTCGACTGCCCCAGCAGAATAGGCAATCGCTGTTTTGCTAGACTTGCTGAGGTTGTCAAAGCCTTCAGTCATTCTCCCTTGCCAATCGACAAAAGCCTTGGCTGCCGGCACCAACTCATCACCAAGTTTGCGCTTGAAGATACCAATGTTATCATTGAGAGTTGACTGTAATCCCTCTAGAGACTTGGACTGCTTGTTCATCAAATCGAGTTTACCGCTAGCGCTAGCAAATGCTTCTTTTACCATCGTAACAGTAATACGTCCAGACTCCATCTCCTTCTTCAATGTGGCTACGGACTTACCTGTCTTCTTAGCGATTTCGCTTAGAGGATTGAATCCCGCATTGATCATTTGTAGTAGGTCCTGCCCCATCAATCGGCCAGACGATGACATCTGACCAAAGGCGTAGGACATCTGCATAACCTTCTGAGCGTCCACCCCGCCGGTAACATCGCCGATGCTCTTTAGGATTGGCAGGATTTCATCTGCCTTAGTGCCATACTGCATCAGCATCTTCGTGGCACCGAGCAGGGTGGGCATCTCAAAGGGCGTTTTCGCAGCAAAGTCAGTCAGGTTTCTTAGCAGCCTGTCGGCATCCTCTGCATTACCAACCAAAGCTCGCATTGAAATGCTGGTCTTTTCAAAGTCCTTAGCTGCCCTCAGCATCTCCGTACCAAGGCCGCCACCTAAACCCCTAATTGTTGAGCCAATCTGACTTAGACTGTATCCTAAGGCAGTAAGCTTGATGCCAGCCATGTCTGAAGCCTGAGCACTTCGGGCAAGAGAACTGTTAAGATTGCCAACACCATCATTACTCCGCTTCAGAGAATCCTCTAAGTGGTTGATTCGCTGTTCGAGTTTAGTGAATTCTCTAGTAGAAGATGACACCTCCTCTACCATCTTCTGGTATTTGGAAACGTCACCAACCAGGCGGACTACTAGGCGTTCAATTTCAGTTTCACTTGCCACGCTTACTTCTCCTGGCTTCTGCTTCTTTTTGCTTTCGCATGGCTTCCCTAGCAGCGCTCAACCGCATTGCCCATACGGCTTTGGAAATAGCCGTGGCTGCCCTTCGGCTGTCCGCAGTAGGCTTCTGGTTAGCTGGCTTGAACCTTAGCTTCTCAGTCTTTAGGTCAATGCTACGAGCATTCTTCGCCCAACCTTGATGCACACGTTTGGCGATTTGCATCAAGTAGTAATCCGACCGACTAGGCTCATTGTATTCCTCTTCTAACCACTCGATCCACGTGAGGAATTCTCTGTGGGAGATAGTCTTAAGATACTTGAGCAAGGGACCCTTGACTTTCAGGTGGCTGGCGAGGCGGAGTTGGTTGTGGTATTGCTTAGCGCGTTTTTTGAGGGGTTCCCCTTACGCATCTTGTTGAGTTGTTTGGTCAGCAATTCAACTTGCTTGACGACAGTCTCTTCGTCTTGTACATCAATCTCACTGATTTCCTTAGCCTTCTCAAACAGCTTCTTCACCATACGGCTAGGCCAACTGCGCACCACCTCCACCGGGACGTTATTGCTTGCCTCATCGAACAAGCATAGAGACACCAACAGAGGTTCAGTGGCGGCCATGCTCTTGTGATCAACACCGGAGAATTCACCATTGGCCAGCTTCAAGCATTCAGACTTAGCCCCCTCATACTGACAAGCGGCAGCCTCATCGGCTTCCCTAAGTGTGTAGGACTTGCCCTGATACTTGACCGGAATGACAATGGTAGTCAGGTCATCAAAATTCAATTCTTCAGACATCAGCTCGCTCCTAATAAGTAACGTAACAGTAATTGAGATATGTGTTGTGGGCTGCTTAAGGTCGCTGGATTAGGGTCAGGTTCCAGCAACTTCAGTAATCACAGATCCTTGCTCGACATTAGCAGTTGGATCCCAGTTGGTTACTGTGATGGTGAACGTCCCTTCTGGCTGTTCACCTTCGGCCAGTGCGGCATACTCGGCCGTCCTCAAATACCCGTAGAAGTCTTCCGTTGAACCATCGGGATAGGCGATGGTCCAACTAGTTTCTACGTTGATGAGAGACTTGATCTGCGTCTTTACGGCTGGGTCATAAGCCCCAACAATAACGCAATCTGTACTATCAATTAGCTGCCTTGCAGCCTTAGTACGATACAGTGTATTGTGCATCGTCGTGGTAGGAATTGGATCACCACCATCATCCCCCGGTGGCTGCACGGTCTTCTCCCAGAAGGAAACATCCGGGTCTGCCGCGGGGGCAATCTTGGTAGAAAAGCCGTCATCCAACTTAATTCCGCTAGGAGTGGTTCTAGCTGTGGTAGCTGGCACTGTCATAATGGTCTCCTATGGCTAGCTAACTTGCCGCAGACTAACTACGGCGTTAATCGTAAATAACCTACGCTTACTGCTAGGGCTCTCTGTACCGATATCAAATGGCCCGCTCTTCCTCGTCACAGCATGAACCATATAGGTAGAGGTTGTGATTGACACACTGTTCATTGCAATGCTACTATCCAAAGCAACTTTGATGGCATTGGCTTTAGTCCAACCTGTTGCATGGTCTGTCGACCTAATCCTTATTTGGATTCCTTCATGCTCTTGAATAACCCCTGTAATTTGTTCTCTACCGTGAGTGACTCCTGCCACGTCTCTTAGGGTGATACAGTTATCAGGGGTGTCTGGTTCATTGGCATTGTAAATTGGCCAATTGCCGCTACTGGTAGGTAGCGTACCTAATCCTAAATCGACCATCAGGTATTGCAGTACGTTCGCGGGGGTGTGAGTTAGACTGCCGCTCATGCCTTACCTCGCTTGCGCTTTGCAGCCTTCCATGCCTTGGCCTTAACTGCCGCAATCATCTCCTGATGCTTACGCATCCGATAGGCTTGCTTACCAGCCTTAATTGCTTCGGAGTAACGATAGGCTTTGCTAGATGCTGCCTCCAGGTTCTCTTCCAAATCGGTGAAAGCACTAGCCTTCAAAGCGCTGGTATCCACCGGAGTCAGTAGCTGTGCCTCTCGCTGCAATCGCATACCTGCTGTCAACAACCCCTTCTCTAGGTCTTTTGACTTGGAAGTCACTTGCTCTACAATGGTTCCTAATTGCTTCTGTAACTGGCGGGCCGGCTGTTCTAAAAACTTGGCTTGTCCAACTTGATGATGGGCTTGGGTATTCTCGTGGACGTGGACTGCATAGCTCTGAGTGAATCCAACAACTACCACAGGATTCTTACTGCCATAGCGGTCAGCTAACGCTTTGATCTTTGCTTCTAATGATCTCAAGTTGTTGATTGAAGCCATGGATCAAGTCACTTTCGCCATTTGCTCAACATCAATTTGCACCTGATACTTGCCAGCTTTAGTACTGCTACTCCAGGTCCACTCAAACAGAGCAATATGAGATTCCCATTGCCCAGGAGCATAGGACGTGGTAGTTACGATGACGTTGTCGTCTGGTGTCATCACCCAAGTAAGGGCCCCGGCTGCGCCTACAGTCACGCCGTTCTTATTGAGAACGTCTTGGCTGTCTCTGCTATTGATAATGGCCTCAGTGTCTTTATCATAGAGAGTCAGAGTTAGAGTAGATAAATCACCAGAGGTAAGGGCTGTCCCATTCTCATCTTTGATTGTGGCAATATAGACTGCCGTGCACTGCTCCTTCACTCTACGTTGATCTGCTGTCAAAGCCATATTAACCTCCAGTAAGCAACGATTCTTGTTGCAGATCAGCTTCCACCAAACTGTCGTCTTCCACTAGACCCTCGATTATCGACTCAGCACTCAAGTTGCTTATCAGTAGACTTTCAGAAGCCAAGGTTGGAGTTGAGGTGGACTCATTAGTTAGAGCAGGAGTAGAGCATGTTTCTGCGGTAACCAACCACACCAATACATTCTGAGACAGGGTTGAGCAAACCCAAGTCCACGTTGTATTGGCTTCTGTAGTTGCTCTCCCTTCGAGTGAAGTACTGTGCTGCCAAACATAGCCTGTAAATCCTGATACTGCACCGATTCCGTCGGTTGAACCGGTTGGCAACCAATTCCACTCAGTAGTTCCTGCTAGTAATAGTAAGGCAAGCCCCGAGCCTACTAGTTCCCACGTCCAAGCTTGTGTGGCAGAAGCTTCACCAACTCCGTTAGCATAAGAAGCATCTGACCAACTCCACGTAATAGCAGAAGATTGATCTCCTGCACCTTCAGCAACAGAAGAAGCCGACCAACCCCAAGCCGATGCACCATTAAGTAAAGCCCCAGATACGTAAACCGTACCTGAAGCAGACCAAGACCAGGCTGCACTAGCTCCGTCTGTGGAATAACCCTCTACGGGCGAAGTTAGCTGCCAGCTCCAAGACTCAGCGCCTTGGGTTTCTCCTACAGCTTCCACAGAAGAAGAGTTTGCATAAGTCCAGTCTGATAGCCCTTGAGCAGAAGCCTCCCCTTCCGATGTAGACTCAGTTACCCAAGTCAGGCTAGTTGAGGATTGGACATCACCAAATCCATCAATACTTACTTCAGTAGACCATACCTGATCGATAGAAGAAACAACTGTCCCTTCGCCTTGGCTACTAACGATGTGAGACCAAGCCCAGTCCTCCGTGGCATTAGTTTGGGCTGACCCATCTACTGCCGTATTGCAAGACCAGGTGAAGGTCTCACTCGCGTTGCAAGTGCCTGAGCCCTCTGCATTAACCTCAGTTGACCATACATAAGTAGCGGAAGCAGAAGATTCCCCGTAACCATTGATAGAGACGGTGACTGTCCAAGTCCAAGGCTCTACAGAAGCCCCATCTCCGTAGCCTTCTGCCACACCGGATTGGTCATAGCTCCACGTCGCACTGTAGGTGGTTTCAGCATCACCTTCCATGCCAACGACTGTAGACCAACTCCAGGACACTGAGCCAGATAGGTCAGAAGTTTGGCTGAGAACGTGGCTATAGTAGAACCAATCCCAATACAACACGATAGTCCCTATCAGTCGTTAGTGATCGTTAGGTTGCTGGCAGGAATCTGTGGGGTAATATTCTGGCTGATCGTTAACGAATCCGTCAATTCCCCACTGAATAGCAACACTCCAGCACCAGAATCAGCCGTACCGACACCAAAATGAGTAGCAACGTCTGGGGTGGCCCCTACAGCGGCTTTTGGGAAAGAAATAGTAGCCGTATTCGTAACCGAGTTGGTAGAGACCGTCCAGCCTCCGCTAGTGCGGGCTACAGCAACCCTAGCATAGTTTGCATAGTCGCACTCGCTAGAAGTTTGGTTGCCAGCTTCCCCGGGATCTGCCGTATGCAAGGACACATAGAAACTGCCAGCCGTAGCTGATGGCTGCAAACCACTGGCGTCACCAATATTGGCGAAGGCAGTGTTGTTGAACAGAAGTAGAAGAATGCTGTTTTCTAAGGAGTTAGAAGCACTCATGTTAAACCTCGATAAAGCCTAGGATCGTAAATGCGTCACTACCAGAAGGGGCATCAGACAAAGCAGAAGCCAGAGTCACAAACTTCGTACCTGTATCAAAACCTGTGATACGACGGGGTTGCTTAGCGCCAAGCCCAGAAGTCAACACCAGCATTCGACCGACATACATGGCAGAATCATCACCAGCTAAGTCAGTTTTGAAAGTAGAGGTTGTGTTGGATACATCAGCAACCACTGCTCCAGTGTCATTCATAATAGCTAGGTTTGCCAATAGAGCATCGAGAGTTTCGATTGTGCCGGTAATTCCAGAAATGGTTCCTACCATCGTGCCTGACCCACCCAACCTCACATCAACAAACCCAGTGCCAGTTCCAGTAGCGCTGATCGTTAGAGCATCACCACTATCTGAAGTGATCCACAGAGAATCGAATGTAGTTGAGGCATTGGTTCCAGCAATCAGTAAGCCGCTCGCTGCACCTGGGGCATTACCAGAAGTGTACACCGATTTGCCAATGGAATTGTCTACTGTGAAGTCACCAGCAGTCGCGTCTTGCCATACTGCTGTAGCAATATCTCCAACAGCCGGAGGTGCATCGTTTGCATACGTGACGTAACCACTAACATCAGTAGCTAGCTTGTTGGCTGGGGTAACTAGGATGGCAGTAGCTACATCTGAGGCACTATGAGTGCTGAATCCAGTGGCAGTCAAACATTGGGGAAGTGAGTGAGTATCCTTAACAAATCCAGTACCCTTAATGTCGGTTAGATGAGTGATAATTGTTGTTTGGTTAGCTGCCGTTGCATCGCTAGAAGGCCCTTGCTCTAGGGCATTCTGAGTAAATCGTCGCACTCCGCCATCGTCCTCTGTTGTTTCCCACAGGTGATCCAGCTTCGATCCGTTGGTCTCCATTGCTGTCACGACATCGGCAGCAGCAATATCATTGAGGTCTGTGAGGTTGGTGGTTTTTGCTAAGACTAGATCCATCGAGGCTGTTCGCCGATTTTGCTTCACAATCTGATACAAAAGGTCTACAGGATCGGCTCCCGTAGCTTCAGCATGCAGAATCAGAGAACCAAGAGTTTCGCTATCAGTAGCATTACCAGCCACTTTATACCACCCACTGCCGATCTCCGTCACCTCGCCAGCAGGCGATGCAAAAGAGGCTCCATTTTTACTCAAGGTAACAGTTGGCGACAGCCCTGTTTTCCCAGTTATGTGGTCTGAAGAATCCACCATAAGGAACACTAGGGGTTCAGCTGTTTGACCTTGTGTCAGTTCAAGTGGCATAGCACCCCTCTTGATCCTGTGCGACGACTTATTGTTCTTCTGAATATCGGAGTGGTGGAGCGGGGAGTACCAGAGGCGAAGTAAAACCACCTTACGTTCTTGGTGTAGTCATCAGTCGCCACATCCGAGTAATCAATGTCTAGGCTAGGTGTATATGAATCCGCTTCTCTGGAGTCTATGGTGATATATAAGACGTCCTTAATCTGAGAACGAATTTGGAATGTATGAAAACTCTTGAGGTCAGTAGTCGTAGCAACATCGATTGGAATCTGTATCCATGTTCCTGATGCTACTGAAGAGGTTACTGTACCGATTTTGGGAATGGTATATATGTTTTCCCAGCTTACTCCAGACGATTTTTCATCAAACGTAGCTTCTAATTCAACCCATTCTTCTGCCATCTTGTAGGCATAAATCTCCCGCGTCTCATTGCTTCCAGTATGTACATGAAGATTGAGTTTTAATGAGTTAATCAGCTTTTCATCAGGTATAGAAGACAAATCGAATCTAACCAGTATCATCTGTGTGGTATAGGAAGCCAAATACAGTTGCGTATTGCCACCATAGTTAGTCGATGGCTCGAACCAATCTAGCCAAGTATCAGCAATGGCTGGTAGGTTTGCTGTAGTCACGGACCAATCCCTATCAAGGGCTCCCTGCAAGTATTTGCCAGGAGTCATCAGCTTGAACAGTCTGAGGAAATGCCCCTAGTAGACCAGATCCAGTGAATTGAACTGTCTTGGTAGAGCCAGTGTAAGCTCCGATTCTACGCAGAATGCCCTTGTTATTTCCTGCTGTGAATACCAGCCACATTCCAACATAGTCGCTGTCGTTTGTGGATAGGTCAGTGCTGGTCAGTGAGAACTGCCCGTTGTTTGTGACAGCATTAACAACCCCGACAAGTGTGATGGACTTATTGAACGCATAAGTATCACCAGACTGTGGGTAGTGTGTTCCGGTGGCGATTGTTCCCACGACTCGGCTCAGTAGGGTAGTAGTCCCAGACGTATCACTACCGTCGTAAGTGCTCAATCCAGTTTGGATCTTGGTTACCGCGTCGGCCTTAACCCCGTCGGCGGTCAGCCAGTCAGTGGTTATTGCGGGCAGGTTGGTAAGGTCGGTGACAGTTGCAATTGATGCGTTGGCAAACGTGACGTAGCCGCTGGTATCAGTGGCCAACTTGTTGGCGGGTGTGGCAAGTACCAAAGCAGCAACATCGGCCGCTGAGTGCGTGCTGAACCCTGTGGCCGTGAGGCAGGCAGTCAACGTGCTGCCTGTCCCCAGAGCAGTCACTACGTCCGCAGCGCTCGGCGGTGCTGCGTTGGCATATGTAACATAGCCACTACCGTTGACGGCGATAGCTGCCGTCGCGTTGCCCACGTAGGCCCCGATCGTAACGCCAGCCCCGCATACGACAGCCTGCGTTTTGATCGTCTCTACATCCACTTTCTGCGTCGTGGCAATTGTGGTTCCACTGAGATTTACCATAGTGGTTGGGCTGCCAATGTTAGCGAAGTCAATACCGGCTTCACCGGTAGCGGTTACGTCAAGAGTCCTATCAGCGACTGTAGGACGAAGAGCAGATCGATTGTTGATAGAAAACGACCGTAATGCCCTGGGTACTACAGAATTGCCGTCCACAGTTCCAGAGGTCAATACGACACTGAAGTCTGATCCAGCACTGTAGAAAGTACCATCAGCAGAAGTGTCAATTTCTACCAGGTGCAAACCAACTAGACCAGGTGAGGCAGTACCTAAATCAAAATCAACAGTCAGCGTAACTCCCGTATCGCTCTGGTCTGTACCATCGTCCTTATAGACAGTGATCGCAGGGCTGCCAGCTAGTGTAATGGCTGCGCCAGTAGAGTCGTGCGTGTTGAAGTAGAAGCGTATGATTTTGCTTGGCGTAATATCACCTAGGTATTTACTCACGATACCAAGCCTCCGTCTATTAATGATCCACTGCCTCTAGAACTTGGAGGAGAGAGGATTGCTAGCCCAGCGCTGCTGTAGTTGCTATTGAGATATCTCCACAGCATCCAGTCTGCCGACTGGCATGTGCCGTTGTAAAACACCAAGTCGTCCAGCGATCCGTCAAAAGTGTACGCGGGGTTTTCTCCCCACCCAATCCGTAACGGCGCGGCCACGCTCGGAACTGCAATGTCGTCTGTGGCTGTACCGACTGCCACACCATTGTGGTAAAACGTAAACGTCGTTCCACTTCGCGTAACTGCGATATGGTGCCATACTCCCGTAGCAAGATTCAGAACGGAACTGTATAGATCGGCCTGCTCTCCTGGTGAAATGGCTTGCAGGTGGAAGATCAACTTACCTGTGGACGGGTCGTACGAAAAGAACCACTTGTTGTAGTCGCCAGGCCCCTCGTCTTGGCAAATCGGAGCGCGCTCCCACCAATATCCCCACGAATTCGCGTAAATCCACAAAGATAGAGTAAGATCGTTAGTTGACAAATCCCAATCAGGATGGTCAGCAACATAGAAGAAGCCGCCTGCTGTGCCAACCCCTTTTCCAACTTTAGCTGTTACTCCATAGGTCGGAGACCCGGATGCAGTCATGTTGTGGGCGTTGCTGGTCGAGTCGTACAGCAATCCGCTAGCTTCGTCCATGCTCAGCCGCAACTTGCAGGTGGTTCCCCACACCGCAGTTGCATCTTCTTGGTCAGAGTCTCCGAATCCAGCGCGAACATAGATGTAGTGGGGTGTTGCGCTGCAAGTCCTCTTTAACACCCAGATGCCATTAGCCTTTCCGGATGATATGGCAAACGAGTCACGTTCAAATGGAATAATGTTGTTGTCCGTGTCGTAAAACACGATGTCGCTACCATCTGACTCGCACACACTACCAATGTCCTCGTCATCCATCTTGACAATTAGAGGAAAGTCTGTAAGCGTAGTGCTTATGAAGGACGGAACGACAACCATCTTTCTAACACCCATGCTATAAAGCCTCTCTTAATACAACATCGCAGGCAATAGCACGATGCCCATCCCACTCTTGTACAAGCACAGTACCGTCTTCCTCGATGCGTAGGAAAGTGTCTCGGTTGGTAGACCAAGTTCCAGAGTTGTAGTGGTAGTTGCCAATACGACCAGGATTGTGCGTGTGTCCACAGCGGACAACATCAAACTCCTTGGACATTCGGTAGTCTTCAACAGCTGAAATCAGTTGTTCGCTACGAGACTCGCTGCGCCAAATTTTATGCCAGAAGTTTGCGATGTCTCCAAATCGTTCGGCTGTCAACCCTTCAACTGCCCTACCATCCTTTAGGAAGGGGTTACCGTTCTTGTCTTCCTTTAGGCCCCAGACAATTGCTGTAATCTCACCGACACCTGGGGCAGAGCTGGAGCAATAAGGATCGACTTCGTGCCCGTGCATCACCAGGAATTTTCTGTCACCTACCGTTTCCGTAAATTGATTGCAGCACTTACGGAAGATAGGATGGACTAAGCCACAATCAGCCTCATTCAGTCCGTGCAGATGCCAATCATGGTTTCCTAATACCCACTTACGTAGTACGGCATTAGTACGATCAATAAAGATTTCTGAGGATTCGATTACTGCTCCCAGGTAACACTGAGACAGATCAAGCACATCCCCAGTCAAGTCGAGCATTCCGCCCTCGTCGTCCACGTGGTCCAGGAATCGATACCAAGAGTCTTCGCGCCCAGGCTTGCTAGCGAAGTTATCGCGAGGGCCTCCGTCCCCTTTGTGCAAATCGGAGGCTTGAAATCTAATCATTTCGCAATCCCCCGAAAGAAGCCGGCCTGCTCTTTACGCATTGCCTTTAGTTCACTGTTTACGTCTTTGATGGTTTCTTT